TGTGCCGATAGCCGCTGCACGCCGGCATAAGCTATGCCAAGGAGCGCCAGGATTACGGCAATAGGTATCCCTTTGTCGATGTGCCAGCCACGGCGACCAGTATCATCCATCGGCAGTCTCGCCAGTCTGCATAATCTCCGACAGCTCAACGGCGCGCGCACCGACTTGATTGGCCCACTTTGAACTCAACATTTGCCTGGCAGCCTCTTCATAATCGCCTTTGCCGATGGCTGTCCACATGCGCGAAAAATTCATCAGGCCACGAAACCCAAGGTTGAAGCACATATTTGCGATAACAGTCTGGCGTGTCTTGTCGAGCATCGCGTATTCATCTACTACCGAAAGCTGGCGATCAACTTTTTCAATGTCGTTGGCAAGCATGAAGTCGGCTTCGTCACGACTTATGCCAACGTCATCCAGATTGCGGCCATACGCGATTGTGGTTTTACCAACTGTGTCGATGTAGGGCTTGAGACGCAGGCCTTCGTGTCGCTCAAGCTGTGATCTGAGTAGCTGGCGATCCATGGAGCCTCCAGGAATAAAAAGCCCTCACAAGGGGCCAAAGGGTGCGGCGTAGCTGACCGCTAGAATTGGGGTCGCCCAGCTAACCGTACCGAGGCAGAGGGCTAACAGGACTTCCAGCGCGTCCGCTGGCAAATGCTGCTGATGCAGACTTAAAGCCCGATGCTTTCGCAGAGCGGGAACATGATTAAGGGCTATTGCTTTACAAAGAGTTCGCCAGTCTCACCGTGAGCTATGGAATTACGGGCCGCTCAACGTCGTATGGCCGGACACAAAAACCTAGCCATTCATGCCTTGATCTTTGGAATTGACCTGTATATCAAGCAAGACTCTGAACGCATTTGCACTATTGCAGGCCGCTTGAGAAAACTTCAGCGCCTCGTCAGGTGTCTTCGCTTTTTCTGCAAGACCAACAAGGGCTGTTATCGCTGACTGCGCTGTCACTTCATTTTTCTCGCTCATGGGTTCTAACTCCAGGTGCTGGTTGGTTTACACGCATAAAAAAACCCGCGAGGTGGTGGCCTGCGGGCTTTGGTGGCTCTTTCGAGCAAGTGCAGATAGTGTGCGCTGTAATCAGAAAACTGTCAATACGTACAGGCTGTACAAAATAACAGAAGTTATGCCGCTTTTTTCATCGGCTGATTCTCGCCCAGCACAAATTCCAGCTTTCCATAACCGTCATAAATCCGCTGCCGGAACGTGGCCACAGTACACCGCAGACTTTGAGCGCATCGCACGTCATCCCACAGCGCGACCTCTAGCGGTTTGTCAGGGTGAAAGGGGTCAATGGCTACCTTTGTCCGCCCTCGATACGCTCTATCGCACACCACGGCCCCCACTTGCCTATCTGACAGCCGGTTGACGACATAGCAGGCCATCATCTTAACGGGGCTAATTCTTTTCATCCGGTCAATCTTGGCGGCCAGCTTGCAGAAGCCTGAAAATCCTGACGAGCGCGGTATCTCGCCACGGAAGTCCACAAGCGCACCAATCACGCTGCGGCTTTCGAGGGCAATCTCCGCGTTGCCGTTGGTCAACACGTCAATGAACAGATCCACAACTATCTCGGCCTGCTTACGTGCTGCTCTAGTCTCATTTGTGCGCTCAGTCATCGCCATAATCAGCCCCTCAGCCGGTTAAAAATCCCACGTATCGCCGCTTCTTCGTCCTGCCCTTTCAGCCAATCATTCAACTCCTGCCGGTCAATCTCCTTCGCCATAAACGCTGCCCACTTTTCATGCGCTGCCCGCTGCCAATCCGGCATGTCGAAGCCCTCAAACCTCTTGCCGAACCTGTCTTTGCAGCTCTTTGCAGCCTCTTTGATGGGCTCGCCGGTCAGCATTGTGCAGGGCTGACCGGCTATGATTGCGGTGAGCTGGATCAACGCCTATCCCACTGCTTTCGGCTCTTGCCCTTTCCTCGGCTTTTTCCGGGGCCTTCGTTCAAGTCAACAATCGGCTCCGGGCGCTCGGCAAATGCTAACCAGATAGCCACCACGTTCGCTTTTTCGGATCTAAATAAGCACCCGCTAGTAACAACTATGTCGCGCTCCCCGTCGTCAATCATCGCCCCTTCTCCACTGCCAGGCAGCGCTCATACTGAGCCTGCGATTGATAGGTGATCTTTATGTGTGCCGGTAGCTCATGCCATGGGGTCATGCCGACTTCCAACTCATAGCGGGCCGCTAGCCACTCTTCGTACGTAAATTCGCTCTTTTCTTTCGGCGGGCCGTAGTAGACCGCGCCAGCAACTTCGGAGATGGAAAGGAACTTGTGTTTATCATCCCCTTGCCACTGCGTTACGTTTTCTGCCAGCCATTTCAGATCCTTGCTCATGCCATCAGCTTTTTCTTCTTCGGGCGTCACGGTGCAGTCTGGGATTTTTGAGGCCAGACCTACTGGCGGCGCATCGCCGCACACGCCATTAATCGCTCTCGCCAACTCCAGGGTAACGGTGCCGCTATCGTATTCGCCGCAAATGCCAGGAAAAGCCTCGTATTGACAATGTTCCTCACCGCAAACCGGACAAGAAGTGTCGGGCCACACGTCCTTTCCGGGGAACCAATACCCCAGCAGCGTCCTGGCTGCCGCCCATTGCTCTCGATTTATGTACTTACAGACGGCTGAATCGCCGCCCTCAATGATGTGGATAACATCGCCTGGCCCCAGGTAAATAAAATCGGCACCCTTTGGCCACTCTTTTACATGCTCGGCAATGTGCGCCAGATCTGCCGCTTCCTGCTTGTTTGGATTAATCATGCTGCCATCCTCACTTTTTGGATTTCGCGAATTTGCTGGTTCCACTCTTTCCGCCACGCTTCCATTTCCTGCCAGTCCCACTTAACCGCCGCCGTTTTTGTCTCGCAGTAGTCGATGATTCGCTGCGCCTCTACCGCGCCAAATCGGTCAGCCAGGCCTTGCGTGTAGCCCCGCGTGTTTTTGTTGCCCGTCAAGTTGCCGCTTAGCGACTGATTGCAGTACATATTGCATTGCAAAAACGTGTTGCGCGGGTCATATCTCAATCCCGATTGAGCGCCCACCGTTTTAAGGTGGCCACAGCACCAATCCATGTTGGTCTTGCCACAGGAGATGCACTCAGGGTCAAGGCCCCGATCCGCGAACCACTGCAATTCCTCCTGCACTCGTAAGCGGTTAAACACTGGCTGGCATTGGTCGTGCTGCCATGAAATTTTGCGCCGGTTAAGGTCGCGCAGATCCTTGCGAGCCTCGGTCTTTTTAGCCTTGGTGACCTTCTCGCGGTTCGTGCTGGCCAGGTGCAGGCCATGCTTGGTGGCGCAATCGTATGAGCAGAAGCCGGCAGCCTGAATGGGCGTAGATGCCTTCTTGGTCGGCAGTGGCAGGCGGCACTGTTTGGCTCGGCACTTTCTCATTCAACCACCTCCAGCCGGAATCATGGACGTCAGCGCTATCAGGCAAACTGCAATGCCCAGGCTAATAACGAACTTCACAAAGTTGTCGTCTTTCATTCCACCCCCTCAACTTCATCCATCGCGCTCATGGCGTAATGCCGAAACGTCAGATCCACCGCCTTGCTCCGGCCCACGTCTGAGCACTTGATCTTGCCGCCAGATGCCAGAAACTCGGCGGTCTGTGCTTCGATCCTTGCCGATTCGTGGCGCTTCATGCTGTTACTGCGCATTGAGATGTTGACGGGCTGATATCTGCGCTTTAGCTCTTCTTCGGTCATGCCTTTTCACCTCTGCCGATAAACCAATCAAGCGCCCTTTCCAGCGCCGGCACCGCCCACCATTCGACAATTTCTCGGTTGCACTCGCGGTCCTGGTAAAAATCTGGTCCGCAGTACCGGTGCCAGGTCATATACACGTAGCCGCCATCTTCTGTGCGCAGGCGGTAAGGGATTGAAAAGCTCATGTGGATAATCATGCTGCCAACCCCACTAAGTTCGCCATTTGCTCGATTTGATCCGGCGTCATGCTGGTCCAGTAGTTGTCGATAACGTGCTGACAGAACTGGCCATAGATCGCGTGAAACTCGCCATCGTCCATATCGGAGAAGTTCAGGCTCAAAGGAATGTTTTGGTAGACGACGCCGAAGCCTGGCAGCTTGATCGCCAACTTCTCGCACCCTATGTCGCCCTCAACTTGCAGACGCTTCAGGACGCCGTGAGACTCCATGCTCTGGAAGTCTTCGATGTTCTCCACCAGCATCTGCCCGAGCTTGTGAGCCCGGCGCCAGTTGTGCAGGCTGCGCGGCTTCTTGGGGTCAGCGGCAAGAACATCCCCGACACGAAAGCCACGCTTGCGCAGGGTCTGACGAGAGATGTCATCGTTTGGGGCCAGAGTGCCTTCGGGCGTTACGCGGAACATAACGGCGCGGCTGGTCTTTTTGCGGGCTGGCTTGCTCATTTCGCCCCCCAGTTGCTCAAGGCTGACCACAGCACAACCACGATCCACAGACCGCCCGCGCCAATGCCGCTAACCTCTAGCCAGGCCGCAGAAGCGCACAGGCCGGCGAATGCGATACCCTCGCCAATGCCTTTCATCGCAGCATCCCAATAAGCCCGCAGGCGTAACCCATTGAGGCGTATGCGATTAAATCAGTGACGCCCTGAGACTCCATTGCCACGCCTACAGCAAAAAGCAGGACTCCAGATAGGATTAGGGGCATTTGTCACCTCCTTTGATATGCCCGGTGCGCATGGCATTGCCAACAAACCGCTGACTGCGGTAGGCGGGCGGCATGAGCCAGAGCGCGAACGAAATGAGCTTGCAGCCTGCCCAGATTCTGATAGAGGCGATCATTGCTCGCCCGCCTTGCGCCAGCCGGCGGCCATTATCTCAACGGCGACAATGCAGCCATCAGAATGTTCTGGTTTCCAGCCGCATTTAGATAACCCGCGGTTTATGACTTCAGCAAGTTCATCCCGAGCGCGTTCTTCCGAGGGGCGAAGGGGGCGGAACTGAGCCTTATGTTTACGGGCGGGCAACTCCCCACTGATAAGGTCGCCATCCGAATCCATTTGCGGTTCACTTATCTTGTAAAGCAGCTCTTTTTCGCCGTAAGCCGTAACCTTAGCGCGACACCACTTGTCACCGTATGGGTTGATCTCAATCTCCAAGCCAACCGCAGGCCATCCGCCGCCATCCCACTCCACTGATATTTGATCCCCTGATTCTGCGGGCTGCGTATCAGCGGAGTGGGATTTGGGTCGGTCAAAGAGCATTCCGGTGTCCATAAATGTAACGACCGGCTTTGGACCCTGGCGCAACACCACCCACTGGTCTAAGTCGAAGGGCTTCACGAAGGCGCCGTAATAGTCGCTGTAATGCGTGGCATCTTCAGGAGCCCACACGCCCCACCATTGGGGGTCATTCAATTGCGCTACTGTTGGTTTGTTCACGCCGCACTCTCCGGGCCATTGGGCTCAGTCGAACAGCACTCATAAAGCCCGCGGCGCTCTATCACAAAGCCGTCATGCATCAGTTCGTGCAGGGCGCTGCGAATATCTTTCGGATGCTCGCCAAGCTCTATCGCAATTGAGGCGCACGTTACGGGCTTGCCTGCAATGGTCACTGAGCGCAGAACGCGCCGATTTAGAATCTCGTTTGTCATTGTGTCGGCTCCTGAGTGGGTCGCTTGGCATACTCGCCATAGCTGTTCAGATAAATCAGGCCGGATACGCATAGCTCGTTAATCAGGCGCATGACCTGCACTTCGTTTGCTTCCAGCAGCTGGCCGATTCGCCGGCGATTGAGCGGCTGATTTTTCAGGGCTTCCAGAATTGTTTGTTGTTGAGTCACTTTGAACCCCCACACGTAAACGGCACATCCGTGCGCTTGCCTGGCTGATGCCACACTTCCCGGATCTTTGGCGTGTCGGTCATCGGCTCCAGCGTCAATTCGCGCTTGCAACTTTCCATTGTGACTTCGCCCATGTGGACGCCATTTTGCAGGTGGGTGCCGCGCTGGCAGTGTGGGCAGTTGCTCATTGGTCATCCCCCAAATACAGCTCAGGGCAGTATTCGCGCATGGATTCGCTAAGCGCCTCCTGCCGCACAAGCTCAACAAACAAGTTGCGCGAATGCTGTAGGCCGCAATTAATAACGCCTATCTGCTCAGATTCAGGAATGGCTGGCGTAGACGTGACTTCAATCGTCATGCTTTCAAGTCCGTCGATGGCGTCAGCCAGGCCCCTTACCGCCCAAGCCGCCCAAGACCGAAAGCCTCGGCAGTGCTCTTTTGCGCCGGAGCTGCTCATTGCGCGAAACTTGAACCCGTAGCTGACAGTGACATTGCCCCGGCCTTGCTGGTTGTTGCTCATAGCTCCACCCCCATGCGCTCAAGTTCGGCCAGAACCTGGCTCGGCGTAAATCCGTGCCGGTAGGCGACAATCGCCAGGGCGTTGCGGCGCTGAGTTGTCAGCAATTTTTGATACTCAGCTTTCAGGATGAGAACGGTTCGCTGCGTGTTGTCATCGGCAAATCGTGTGGGCAGGCCCAGCAAGATGCGCTCGACTACGGTTACATCGATATCGCACTTCTTCGCGATCTTGCGATTGCTGCTGATGTATTTCATTTCTTTGCGGGCCTTGCGACCCTGGATAACTTCTTCAGCGGCTTGGCGCAGGCTCATTTGGCACCCCCGACTAATCGCTTCACTTGCTCGCCAATTTCGGACTCCAGAAACCTCTGTGTGCCGGTGTGGCTGATCTTTGTAACGCCCTGCTCTTTGCCTCCCAAGTAAACCTGCTTCGCCTTTTCCCGGTCGCCAATCAGCGCCGGCTCGTTATCGGCACGACCTCGGAGAAAACTGGAAGACTGGTCGTTCTGGTGCTCGCACGTACCCAGCAGTTTTCGCGGGAAGGTCTGCGGCGGCTGGACGGTGAAGCCCTGATACAATTTGAGAAAGTGGTTTTGCAGGAACGGGTATTCATCGCCACCGGTGGTCGACACCTTCACCCAGCCGCCCAGGCGCTCAATGGCGGCGTGGATTTTCGGGTCATCGAACACCACGGAACGGTAATTGCCGACGCAACGAACGGCGAAATCCACTTTTGCCCAGGCTTCGCCGGCAGACGACTGGCTGTTACCGGAGATGTGCTTGATAACATCGGCAGGTTTTGGCGGGAATTGGCCCGTGTCGGGGTTTTTGATATGGCCGGACAGTCCGGTGCGTATGTCGCGCAGGCTGTAGCTGCTCAAGGCGCTGAATACAACGTCCAGCATGGGTAGGCTCACAGTCCTGCCGTACACCGCATAGGCCGCTGTCCACACTTCCGCGAATTGCTCCATCTCGTTGTCATTCACCTTGCGCTCTCCTTCTCGCGGCCCACTGGCGACCAACCTCTACGTTTTGGTCGTGGATTCGCTGCTCTCTGGATGCCGGCACTGACTGGAGGTGGTGAACCACTCCGGTCGACGCGGGTAGCGGTGCTTCGATTTGGCCGATGTAGTTGTTGAACTTCTGAGCGTTGAACAGGGTGGCGGGGCGCAGGTATTGAGACATCTTCGGGTCTTTCGCCCACTCCGCGCATTTGCGGTCAATAACGGCTTTGAAGTCGTCGACCGTTGCGCCTTCTTTTGCCCTGTCGAGAATGAGCTTTGAGTTGGCAGGAACAACTCTGAAGTTCCGGTTGGCCTTCTCGTTTAGGTGGGCGATTATTTCAGCGGGGAGATTGGACCTTGCTTCGCCATGCCGTTCGGCTTTAGCCGGACAAGGTAGTTCTATGGGATCAGGTATCAGGTATCCGGAATCAGGAATCAGAGAATCAGGAATCAGAGAATCAGCCCGAGCGCTTCCGAAATTATCGGGATTGCTCGCGTAATTACCGGAATCTTCGCAAGCTGTTGTTTTTACGCTACCTTCCTTTGGGTTGGGGATTTCGCTGGGCTTCTCGTTGCGGTGTGGGTTCTGGTGCTTGACGAAGTTCGTTATTTCTATGAACTGCTCGCCATCAATCTCATATTCGACCAAGAAACCATTACTAGACAGGTTCCGAATCATTCCGGAAATTACTTGAGCCGAGAATCCGCGATAAGGGAATATCTGTGCGGCTATCTTCAGGGGGCGATTTTCAAGGCGACCCGACTTATCTGCCAAACACCAAAGACCTTCGAACAAAACCATTTCGTGAATGTCGGCAGTGCCCAGGTATTCGTTCATAAAAAACGCCGGCTTAATATTTCTTGCCCTGGCCATTACGAAAACTCCTGCTGCAGGTTGTGTACCGCCCATTGGCCAGCAAGCCAGTGGATGCCCTTGGCAGTAAACTTGGCGGCGTTAAAGGCATGTTCGTTGTCAGCGACACCGGTTTTGACTTCAAAGCGGCCAGCCTCGATGTGATTGCCGTAGGGCATCCATTCCCCTGCCAGTCTGTACATAATCTTTTCGTCGGCCAAAAACTGGCGAAGATCGCGCTCATTGGCCCTGAAAAGCTTGGCAACCTGGCGGAATCCTTTGCTGCCGGAATCGGTGGTCACGTAGCGGTCAACAAATTCGACGGCGGGCTTGGACTGCTCTATGGCCTTCTGCTGCTGCTCGATCTGCTCGGCTTGGTCAGCGGCAAGGCGTAGGGCGCTGGATAGGGTTGTGGGTATCTGTGGTAGGTCGGTGCCTTCCAGCTCTGTCATCCGGTCAAACACTTTTGCCTGAAGGTCATAGCTGTAACTCATGGCCATAAGGCAGGCTTCCCGTTTTGGGAAATTGTAAATATTTCGGGCGTGCGTTACGCCTCCTGCAATGTAGGTTCCGGTTCCCAAAAATTCGGGAGCCGTTAAGCCCAAGACCCTTGGCACTTTCGTCATAAAATGGTCGTGTCTGAGTGGCGACTGCCGCTCTGGATATTCAGAGTTAATGAAATCAACCAGATCAATGCTGCTCATTGTCGGAAACTTGGATTTGATACTTGGCATAACTTGGGACATACTCTTCTCCGTCTTCTGATTAACCCGCCTAGGTGATTGCCTCACCCGTCATGGCGGGTTTTTTTAATGCATGCCTGCCTACTTATCTTCTTCACGGATACGGACGACACGATCGTCGTACACGACCACCTGTGCCTCTTCTCCATTTTGAATAAACTGCGGCGGCTCCACGTTGTTGTCGCCGGATACTGTGACCCGTACTTGCTTGTCGTCGGCGCAATGCGCGCTTACCTTCACTGTCGTAGTCATGATTTGCCTCGTAGTTGCTTTGTTGTCAGGCCAGTTTTCGACATGGCCCAGGTCGTACTGCTGATGCGGGCCGGGACTGGTTTCCGCTGTGGCTTCCCGGCTTTAATTACCAGTAATCCGCATCTGCGAAGGACTCTGGTGACACCTGCCAGCGCCTATGGCTATTCAGATACTCGCATTCCGTGTTTTCCGCTTAGCCAGCTTGCGCCGCCATGCGAGCCTAAAATCACTGCTACTGGGTTCCGCTCAAAGCCCTTCCAGATACCGACTCGTAACGTGAGTCAGTCGTACTGTTAAATCTATTCAGTCCCTATCAGTCCCTTTTAGGGACGCAACAGCTTCACGAATGGCCTTCACGGGGTCTCTACCCTCTCGCTGACACCTACCCAGCCATTCCATTGCCATCCTTGACTCCAACTCTTCAAGGGACTCTCCGTCCCTATTGGCCTCAATAAGCCCTTTGATCTCTTCTCTGGTGTATTCGACATTCATTTATCCACCTTTAGGGACTGTCAGGCTCTTCAGTCCTTGGACTGGGCGCGCATAATGGCCTTAATAACCGCATCGCGGCCCTGCTCACGCATCTCGCCAAACATGAGCTTGGTAGCGATCCTAATAACGACGTTTGGCTTTATGCCGGTTTCCTTTGAGATGCGAAGTATCTCGATGTAGGTATCCACGTCATAACGAGGGCGCATGTCGTAAATGTGACCTTCAGGACGCAGCCCTATGGCTTCCTTAATCAGTTCTTTGCTCATCGATTTTCCCTCACGCTGCTTCTGGCTGGTCAGCCTTAAGCTTTCCTTTAGTCAATGCTTCGATCTGCCACTGGCGACCTTCCGGTATCCCTGCAGATTTCCACTGCGAAATAGCCCCTCGGGATACGCCCATTTTCTTGGCCAGCTCGTGCGGCTTCGCGTCAAAATGCTTAAGAACTTGTTCCAGATTCACTGGCCACCTCCGATTGCTTTAGATGCTAGTTTAGTATGCTTAATAAAATAGCGCAACACTCAATGTGCTTACTAAACACACAATCTCGTATTGTTTGCCGAATGGAACTACACGAAAGAATTCAGCGAGCAATAAAAATCTCTGGCGTTAAAGGCAAGGACGTTGCTGCCGCCTGCGAGGTAACCCCTGGCGCTGTTTCTCAGTGGATGGCCGGAAGCATAAAGAACCTAAAGTTCGCTAGCCTTTATGCCCTCAGCGACATAACCGGCTTCTCTGACCGCTGGATCGCCATGGAGGAAGGCCCGGAGCGCAACTCTGACCTGCCCGGCGTAAGGCTTGCCTCCCACGAAGCCGCCCTTCTCGATATTTACAGAGAGCTTTCTGACCGCGACAAGGAAATGTTATTCGGCATTATTCGGGGCATGAAAAGCGTTGACGTTACACCCCCAAAGCGACATGGCAGGAAGGAATCAAAAGCGACCGGGTGAAGCTGATTTGTGATTTCAGACCCTGCTCTCTCTGCCATATCCACGATTGCTTAGCCCGCAATTACCTACACCACCAAAAATAAAATTAATTCAGTTAAGTTTACTGAATATTTTCTTGACCTTCTGAGTTTAGTTTACTAAAGTTAGTTCCATAAGATATTCACTGGAGCTAAACAACATGACCACAACACAACGCATCACCTTCACCGGCAGCCGGCGCCCAGTACGCGGCGCTACGGCCACCCCCATCCAGTCGGTCACGCTGACCGGCATCGACGCTAAATCAAATGCGCAGCGGCTGGCTGAGTACACCGAGAAGCGCGACAACTTGAGGTTTGCAGCATGAGCAACTGTAAATGTTTTGCGGAGCTTTTAGAGAAGATCACCGAAGACTTTAAGAGCCAGTTGTCGGAAAAAGAAGCGGCAACGCTGACAGTGGAGTGGAAAAACGCATCGCTTTTTTTACAGGGTAACTCACTGGCCTCGGCGGTTACGTTGCCGGTCTCTTATGAGTACCAGAAGTTTAAAAAATCTGGCGAGCCTCACAAGCATACAGCGAGAGGGCAGGACAGCCTCTTGATGAGCTACTGCCCGCTTTGTGGCGAGAAGATCAAGAAAGAATCGGATAAGGAGGCAGCATGAGCAATCTGAATATTTCTAGCCAGCAGATCAAAAGCATGGCCGCAGTGGCTAACGGGGCTGATGTTTACAACTACGGAATAGCGCTAGATCTTCGTGAGGTTAAATCTGCCCGCCCAGAGCTAATAAAAATCACCAAGCCCCAGGCTTACAGCGGGGATGGCACTGACGAAATGCCGTATTTCGGCGCAATCCTTACTGACCTTGGCCGGGATTTTGTTGCGGAGAAATCAGCATGATGACCGACATTTACCGGCCAGAAGCAGGCCACAGCCAGACATTCGACACCGTAACCGGCTATGCGGGATCGCTTTTTCTAACCGAGGACACCGGCTCGAAAGTGGGCGTGACCGTCACGGCACAGGATGCGCGGGCCATTGCAAATGCGTTTTTTGCACTGGCGAACGAGATTGAGTCTGCGGCATTGAAGGCAGCTAAAGCAGCAGCTAAGGCTGCAGCGGAATCAGTAGCGAAAGGGCAATCAGCATGATCGACGCAACGATACATCACCCAATCCCAGCCGGTAGAAACGTGTTCCACACAATCAGGGGCCAGATGGGTCAGCTAGACCTGAATGCCGAACTGGACGACACATTGCCAGAAGCGCGGGTTTTTGTGACGCGGAAAGAGGCACTGGCGCTGGCCGAAGCATTTGCTGAGCTGGCGATTGACATAGAAGGCGCTGAGACGATTGCGGCGCTGGTTAGAAAAGGGGAGGCAGCATGATATTACTAATCGAAATAGCCGCAGTCCTAATCATCGGCCTGGTCGTCAGCACCATCGTCTGCCTTGCCAGTGCGCCGTGCGCAATGAGTGTGCGTAGGGGGTCGAAATGAATAACGCAGATTTGCCGGCCATGCCGACCGACCAGTTTGGCACCGGTGCCGAAGGTGGCATCTCCAAGCGCGAGTATTTTGCAGCTCACCTAAGCGTCGATAGCGATGCAATTACGTTCAATAGCAAAGAAGGGATTGAGCTTTTTATCGGCAGGAGTGTAGATACCGATAACCCTATTGATTTGGCGGCATCACAGTTTGAGGCGCTGGCGATAGCGCGATTGATGGCTGTTGACGCAATTCTGGCCAAGATGGAAAAGGCGCCGACGCAATGAACGCAGCACAGAACCAGAAGCAGATTGACGATGCGGCAGAGATTGAAAACCGCGCCGAAGAATTGGCCATTGAGATGACATCGGCTCTGGCCAGTGGTGAGGACTTCCACTTAGAAACCGTCGATGGCTACAACAGCTTTGGCGCCTACGAAGTCGTTGAAGCGATGAGAACAATGGAGCCTGAAATTTTCTATGACTCGGTTTTTGCGCTCAACGGGGCCGCCAAAAAAAGCCTGGCCAAGCTGAAGGTTGAAGCGATTACCGAGGTAGTCAAGGACGCGCCGCTGGTTGATGCGGCGATTTTTGAGCGTAAACAGATGGAGTGTGCGGCATGAGCAGTACAGCGATTCAAACAATTAGCAGCGACATCTACGCGACACGGGATGCGTTTTTAGCGGTTGCCAGCGAAACCGGCTTGAACTTTGAGCGTGAGGCGGGCTTTGCCGTCCAGCTCATCCAGTCCAGCGATTACATGACAAAGATTGCCCTGAGCAACCGGCAGTCAGTCGTTAATGCCGTGACCAACATCGCGGCCATTGGTATCAGCCTTAACCCGGCAAAGAAGCAGGCGTATCTGGTGCCACGAGATGGAAAGGTCTGCCTCGATATTAGCTACATCGGCTTAATGGATCTGGCCATGGCTACCGGCTCGATCCGGTGGGCGCAGGCTGAAATCGTTTACACCAATGACAGCTTTTCGCTGAACGGCATGGACCGGCCGCCAACACACAGCTTTGACCCATTCTCGTCTGACCGGGGCGACCCTCGCGGCGTCTACGTTGTCGTTAAGACTGCCGATGGTGACTACCTGACGGAAACCATGAGCGAGGCAGAGGTTAATGCCATACGGGACCGCTCAAGCGCATGGAAGGCCTGGATCGCCAAAAAATCATCATGCCCCTGGGTGACTGACTCGGACGAGATGCGGAAGAAAACCGTCGTTAAACGGGCTTACAAGTATTGGCCGAAGACCGAGCGACTGGAACAGGCCATTCACCACCTGAACACAGATGGCGGGCAAGGCATTGAGCTTTCTGGGCAGCCCGTCACGGATCCAGAGCTGGCGAACCGCTGGGTTGACCTGGTTATAAAGGCGGAAAGCACTGACGCACTCAAGCAGATCTGGACAAACGGTCTGGTCGATTTTAAGAAGGCCAAAGACCTGCCGGCATACAACAAGTTCAAAGCTGCCGTCGAGAAACGCGGCGCTGAACTGAAAGAGCTGGAAGAGAAAACAGTGGAAGGAGTGGCGCAATGATTACGCTCAATTTACCGCAAGGGTCTGAGGAATGGCTGCAAGCCAGAGCTACAGTTATCACTGCATCCCGCTTTGTTGATGCCCGCGCCAAACTCACAAAAAAGAGCAAGAGCGGCGGCGCTGGTGACTTCGCGGCAAAGTCCACGGATTACGCATGGACGGTTGCGCTTGAGCGGATCGCCTGCAAGCCGCTGGACAACACGTTTGTAACCTGGCAGATGCGCCGGGGATCAGAATTGGAACCGATGGCTCGCATGGCTTATGAGATGGAAACCGGCTTGCTGGCTGGCGAGTCCGGCTTGCTTATGACCGATGACCGCCTTTTCGGCTATTCGTCTGACGGTCTGGTTGATGACGACGGCATGGTGGAAATTAAGTGCCCGGCCAACTGCCAGAAGATCGGCACAACGTGGAGTGATCCCGACAGCGCCGTTGACGATTACGTTGACCAAATTCAAGGCGGCATGTGGATCACCGGGCGCAAGTGGTGCGACTTCATCATGTACTGCCCATGGCTGGAGCCGGTCGGCAAAGAGTTGTTCGTTAAGCGCGTGCTGCGTGATGACAACTATATCGAGGCGCTGGAAAGCGACCTGATGGAATTTCACAGGATGGTTTCGGGTTTCGTGCAGAGCATTGCCGGGCCCAAACAAAAGAGGGAAGCAGCATGAGCGCAGTAATGGAAAAAGAATCATCCGAGTTGGTGGTAGTTCCACCAAAAGAGACTGCCCTGCAGACGTTCACCGCGGATAAGGGGCTTGACCCGTACCTGCAAACCATCCGCCAGGAGCTTGATAAATTCCTATCCGACGCCCCGGCACTGGATACCGCGAAAGGCAGAAAGCAGTACGCATCAATGGCCTACAAAATAGCCCAGAGCAAAACGGCTATCGACAACCTCGGGAAAGAGCTTGTGGCCGATCTAAAGAAGCAGCCGGCCAAGGTTGACGCCGAACGCAAGCGGTGGCGCGACCAGCTGGACGCATGGCGCGACGAAGCCCGAGGCCCGCTGAATGAGTGGGAAGCGGCTGAAGATGCGCGTATTGCAAAACATCAAGAGCGGGTTGAATACATCAAAGGGTTTTTGTTTCTTAACGATCTGAGCGCTGACCTATTTTCTGAGCAACTTGTTTACTTGAAGGCAATCACTGTTGACGAGAGTTTTCAGGAATTTGAAGCAGAAGCTCACCGGGCAAAAGAGCATGCCATCACGGCGCTTGAGATTGCTGTCCAGCGCCAGTCAAAGCACGAAGCTGAACAGGCGGAGCTTGAACGCCTACGCAAAGAAGCGGCAGAACGCGCACAGAAAGAGCGCGAGGAACAGATTGCCAGAGATGCCGCAGAAAATGCACGCCGTCAAGCTGAGCAATCCGCACAGGCAGAGCGTGATGCCGCCGCCTACCGTGAGCGCATGGCAAAGGAAGAGTCCGAACGGAAAGAGCATGAAGCTAAGGAAACGGCAGAGCGCCGGGAGCGTGAGCACCAGGCTGCTATTGATAAAGCTCAGCGTGACGCTGTAGAGGAACGCCAACGGATCGAAGCCGAACACGAGCGCATTGAAGATGACCGGCTGGCCGAAGAACAGCGCCAGAAGAAAGAGATACTGGCGCGCCAAGCCGACAAAGACCATCGAGGCGCCGTTAATCGGTTAGCTCTTGAGGCAATGATTAAAGGCGGGATGCCGGAGGATTGCGCAAAGCAGGCGATCACTCTGATCGCAAGATGCCAAATCCCGAACGTCACAATTAACTACTGAGCAGGAAGCCGCGTAATGCCGAAAATCAAACTAACCATAACCCGCGACACCCTGGCAAAACTGAGGGCCATGAAAAAGGCTGACAGCAGCCTTTCCAAGCGCGACTGCGGACACAAGCTTGGCGTGAGCCTTATCACCCTGAACCGGGCAGCGGATCGCGCAGGATTGCGTAAAGAGTTGACGAAGATTTTCCCGGTAAGCGTGTTCACTGGCGCGGAGTCGGCAAAGCCAACGGCTAAATCAGTGGAGAGAAAGATGGGCGAAGAACTCCGCGCCATAATCCGCAGACGCTATGCCCGGGGCCGCAGACACTCCGCGGAGGCTCACGAGCTTAACAACGAATCCGTGGCGCTATCTCTGAACACGACTCGCGGCAACGTGTACAGCGTCAGCAAGGGCCGGACACCGAGGGGTGTGAACGCTGAAACGGTTGAAAAGATCCGGGCTGCAATCGTTCGGCGTCATTATCACCAACGCATGGCCTTGGCCGATACGGCAGCCCAGATTTCGCGGGATACCGGGATGGCAGAGATGGCGGTGTGCAACCTGTGCCATTACGTGCGCCAGAGCGAGCGCGAGGGAGGGTCGAGCGGAATTGAAAAGGGTTCGGCCTGGCTATTTCTAACAGCGCCGGCGCGTAATCCGGGGCAATGTGTGGGGTATTACTGATGACCACAACAAACAGCCACAGCGGCATTGACCCGCGAGCCTTCAGCCCTGAAAAGCTGGAGGCGCCACACCCTTTACCGGCAGTCGGACGCAAAGCCTTGAAGCGCGTCAAAGACAGACTCCCGAAGCCGGTCACATGCCGCTACTGCGACTCAAGGGTGTTCATTGCTCACCATAAAGAAGTGTACGGCGGGCTGTCTTTTGGATCGTGGCCCTACGTGTACCTGTGCGAGTCATGCGGGGCTTATGTCGGTCTGCACGATGGTACTGACTTGCCGCTCGGCACCCTGGCCGATGCACAGTTACGCGAGTCGAGAAAGGTCAACAAGCGGGCGTTTCAGTCGCTCCTATCCATCATGGCGATGGACGGAGTGAAGCGTACCCAAGTCTATGAATGGTTGGCCGAGAAAATGGAAATACCCGCGAGCGAATGCCATTGGGGGTGGTTTGAGTTCGAGCAATGCGAGATGGCCGGCAAGATGTGCCGGCAGAAAATTAACGAGCTTTCAGGGGTATTACTGAGATGAGCACTAACAGAGAGACATTCGAGCGCACAGTAAAGTCTAAATGGAGCGACAGCTACAGCTTTGAGCGCGCAGCATTCGGGGGCTATGCCGATGAAGTGCTTGAGGGCATGTGGTGGGCATGGCAGATCAACTGCCCGCAGTTCACAGCACTGTGCCATAGCAAGACAAAGCAGATCGGAAATCCCGTTGGCTATCTTGTCGAAAATGAAGCCGGTGGACTTGCAGCAGTGCACAACCTCGGGCGCGTAACGTGGCTTGATGATTGTGTAGCGGGCCGGGTTGAGCGTGAAGACCGCGCACAGGATGGCGGGGAGCCGCCAGCCAGAAAGGATTTTGAAAAAGAAGAATTTCATGGCGAATTTCCGGAAAAGGAAGAATCGCTAATACGGCGGGATGGCTCTGAGCCGGCGGCCGAAGTCGTTTCAGTGTATATGGGTACAGATATTATCGAAAACCGAATGCTGCCAGTAGGGACAAAGCTCTGCATCTGCCAGCCCAGCGTCGTGGTGCCTGATGAGCGCGGAACGAATGAATACGGCTTGGATGTGGGCTACTTCCGCAAACTGTTTAACCGAGAGCTAAGTAGCCTTAGAAGTTTCCGGCCCGATGAGCTAGCCAGAGTCCTTGCTCGTGCGGCTAGAACGGCGGATGCGTCAGTGCTTCAGGAGAGTGAGTTTCAGGATGGGGCCGTGGTGCCGGAGGGGTGGAAACTTATCGAAATCGGCTTTACCCCCGCTAACGTTTCCGAGGCTGGGGTTAAGTGTCTTCATGCACTAAAGAATACTTACTGTGTTGATCCGCGCACAGTGGCTATCACCGTTTTTCAAGACATGCTCTTGGCCTATACCACGCAAGCCCCACAGCAGGAGCAAGAATCATGAGCGATCACAAAGTTGAGCTTACTGAGCTGGAGAAATCTGGTCTGCATAAGCATGGCCTACCAATTGGATGCCCTAGCCAGTTATCTGATTCCTTCCGGCACGGCATGAAGTTTGCGCTTAATAATTCTGAAAAGAAGCTTGAGCAGGCCGAGGCGCGAGTGGCTGATCTTGTGAAGGCTCTGCAGGATGCCGCCGACATTATCCAAGCGGATGCCAACACAGAAGAAAACTACGGCTCGCTGTGCCGCATGGGTAGTGTGCTGACCAAGGACTCATCCGGTGCATGGCTCCTGCGGCAGAAGGCCGACGCCATAGATGAAGCTGCCCGTATGTGTATGCCCGGTCCTTGCGGGCCTCCAGATAATCCGCCTGAAGGTTATCAAGAATACTGCGAAGGCGTTGCGAGCGTTCGTGACTATGCAGATAACTTGCGCGTCGAGGCTGGAAAGGCTGAAGGTGGTGTATGAGTAAGCACGCATGGTATCGCTGCAATGCCCGCAAGGCTCGGGTACTGCTTGAACAGGGCGTGAAGATCCGGCTTGAGAATGGGTGCTGGTATTTTAAGCGGAGGGTGAAGGGATGAGTGATAGATTCATGAGGCTGCCGGAGGTCATTAAAGCTGTCGGACTGTGTAAGCCGACTATCTATGCCAAGATCAGCGACGGCGAATTTCCTAAGCCCATCAAACTTGGCCGGGTGTCGGTCTGGCTGCAGTCAGAAATCAGCGGCTGGATTGATGAGCGTGTGGCAGAATACCGGAAAGCCAGTTAACCAAGCGGCGGCGATTGCGGGTATCAGTGAGGGTATCGTCAGCGGTCGCCAGCCACTACCCTTTTACATTTCAACCGGTTGCAGTCCGTATGATACTGATGATCGAGAATTATCATTAACCAAACTTAGTGTCCATGGCAGTCTATTGACGTATGCGAATTTATTTACATCTGCTCAAAATGGATTTATCTGCCATTATTTGAATATGCACTTTCTGTTGGCGTCTATCAGGGATTACTCAAGTCTACGGTTTTTGAGGGTAGATTTAGGGGTAGATCTGAAAATGGCCGGCGATACCCTCAAATAAAATTGGAGAGTGGCGATGGGTGAATTGAAGCCATGCTGGAAATGCGGAAGCCCCGGCAAAGTAGAAGAGAACGGCGGGTATATCTTTGCAGTTTGCAAAAGTGCGCGCTGCTCTAATAGCGGTAGCTGGGGTGTTGATATAGATGTGTGGAATCGTGGCGGGATAACTGAGGTGCAGGAGCTTCGGGCAAGGGTGGCGAAGTTGGCAAGGTTCATAACCATGAACTGCGAGGGCTTCACAGGAGATCATGCCTGCAAAGAGTGCCACCCATACAGCGAGTTAGCGACCGCAGGTTTTCAGTGCGGGCTGCACTTGGCTGAAAGCATGATGCAATCCGACGAAGAATCGGAGAAAGCGCGCCGTGCCCCTAACTGACCTTGCCCTGCGCCGCGCCAAGCCAGAAGCCAAAGCTTACAAGATGACGGACGGTGCCGGCCTGTACATCGAGATCCGCCCGACTGGCTCCAAGCTGTGGCGATATCGCTACCGGATCGCCGGCAAGGAAAATGCTTTTGCCCTGGGCGAGTATCCCGAGCTGTCTTTATCGGCGGCAAGGGTGGCGCGTGATGAAGCCCGAAAGCTGGTCAAAAGTGGGATTAATCCCGCGCATGTTCGGCAGGCCGAGAAGCTGAACAACATCGCCGAGGGTGCGCAAACGTTTGAATCCGTGGCGCGGGAATTTGCAGAGCAGAAAGCGAAGGTCTGGACGCTAAAATACGCAGACCAGTTCAAGCGGGCGATGACGAACAACGCTTATCCGTTTATTGGGAAGTTGCCTATACGCCAAGTGACCAGCATGCACATTCTGGAAATCCTGCGGAGAATGGATAAACGAGGCGCAGCCACCTACGCCTTCTCAGTTCGCCAGTGGTGCAGCGCCGTATTCAGGTATGCAGCCTCAACGATGCGTGCAGAGGGTGACCCTGCGGCAGCATTACGGGGCGCCATCTCAAGGCCAGCGGTAAAACACGCCCGGGCGCTCGAGCAAAAAGAAATTGCGGAGTATTTGGGTAAGCTGAAAAAGTTCGGCGGGAATCGGACAACGGGGATCTGTCTTGAGTTGCTACTGCTCACGTTCGTTCGGTCGGCAGAGATTCGCCAGTCACGATGGGAAGATTTCGACTTGGAGGGATCCGTGTGGCGCATACCCGCAGAGAAAATGAAGATGCGGAGGATTCATGTGGTGCCACTGGCGAAGCGGGCTGTTGAGCTTCTGAGAGAGCTGCGCACGATAACCGGCGCCGGTGAATGGCTGTTCCCGAATACGCGCCGGCCGCGTGATGTAATGTCGCCAACGACGATCAACCGAGCGTTGGAATACATGGGCTACGCTACGGGCAAGGTCACAGGGCACGACTTCAGAGCCACGGCATCCACCCGGCTCAATGAGATGGGTTACCCGGAGGCGCACATTGAAATGCAATTGGCTCACGCCAAGAAGAACAAAACTGCAGCGGCTTACAACCATGCGCAGTACCTGGCGGAAAGGTCGCGCATGATGCAAGACTGGGCGGATTATGTGTACTCTTTGAGTGGTAATGTGGTGGGGATTCATAGGGCTAATGCGAAGGGGTGATTTATGAACACTGACGAATTAGAGCGAAGGACACGCGAACAAATCCGCGAACTGCAGGAGGAATACCGGCAGAGGGTTGAGCCGCTGCAGAAAATCCTTGCAGATATTTACGCCCACAAGTCAATGCCGCACTTCGTTGTATCGTCCGATACGGCTAAGTCATGGGGGTTTATCCTAGTCAATAGCCCTGAATACAAAGAAACACAGAAGGAATTAAATCGGTGCTATCGAGCCATGATTGATTCAATGCCCATAGCAAAAGGGGCTTTAGTAAAGCTGAGAGAGAAAGAGCTGGAGTGGAAGCTATGAATGAGTGGCGAGATTTTACACTCGAGGATTTCAAGTCATTCCTAGAGAACGGAATTATTCGGGTTGAGAATGTTCGATTTATCAAGAGCGAGATCTGCACGCCGGCAAAGGACTATCGTTCAGTGAGCCGGGGTAAGGGGAAAAAGCGGAAATTGTGGGAGGGTCAGCGGTATGGGTAAATTCAAAAGGCAGTGGTTGAAACTAGAACAGCTTGTCATCCTTAACAAGCATATTCTATGGGTGGCAGTTTTCATTTTCTTTTTCGTCGTGTTCCCGTTTTTCGTAACCGAATACGTGGACTTTGACGCTATTTCTTCAACGATTCCCTGAAGGTCTTCTGTATCAGGCGGCGGCGCTGTTCAAACTCTTTTGCAACTTCGCCGTCAAACAGCACTTCCGCCTTCTTAATGGCGCTCTTCATCATAGCATCCGATGGGCGCCATGGTGGAACTCTGCCCCGCAGGATTGACATGATATCAGCCCCACTAATACCGCTATTTTTCAACGATATGGTAATATCTCGCCTGGTTAGACCCGAGCTCATGCCAGCCTTCACCAATTGCATCATATCCTGGTAAGCCTCGGTGCGGGTTTTCTCGGCGGTGTAATACGCATCTCGAATGGCAGAGTCAGACACCTTGTTTGGATTTTTGGCCACAGCTGACAGAATGCTGGTGGCGTCCCGCTTTTTATCCTTGAACTCAAACGACTTGTAGTAGATGGATGCCTTTGGGTCAAACGTGGTGACTCGGAATCCAACCAGCGCCGCCGCTTCGTCTTTCAGGCTGTAGGGGCGACCGCTCGCCGATACTTCCCCAGCTGACGCCCGGATTATCCGCTCGATGTTGGCGGCGGCACCTGGCTGCAAGGCTTTGCGCAAGTGGTTTGCAATGTCAGCGGACTGATCCAGCACTGGCGCGTGAGGATTGAACACCCTTCCCCCTGATGACTTCTTGTTGTTCATTGCTTCGCTGATAGCGCCAAAGGCAATGTCTTGCCCAAAGAAAGGCGACCACATATCCACGGCAGCGCTTTTTATAGCGTCGTCCAGGGGCTGGTCCCGCAGGAGCGCGTTAATAGGTCGCTTGAAATAGTTGTACGGATCAAGAAATGACATATCAATTATGCGCATTTGGCCCTTTTCATTACGACCAAGTGGCAGCAGGTTTGAGTTCTTTGACCACGGCGCCGCTAAGTCGCGGAAAGCCTCTTCCTCATCGTCATCCATCCCAGCCATGGACATAGCCACGGTTTGCAGTGCGTGAATCATGCCGGAAGCTATTGCCAGGCCGACTACCTTGCGATAGCCAAGGGTGGGCGTTTGCTGAAGGTCCAACTTCACGTATCGAAGGATGTGGTAACTGGTGCGGATGATTTCAGCCGGGAACGATACAAAGGTACCAGCCAGCGGGAATCTCCGCAGCCGGCGCACGAACCGGCCTGTCATTGAGTAGGTGGGATAGGTGTTACGTATCCGCTCGGCAGCTTCAACCTCGGCCTGAGCCTCTGTCAGCCCCTTGTGCTTCATTAGCAAGGCCTTCTCGTTTTCAAAGCCCATGATCTTCCAGAAATCATCACCGTACTGGTAGAACTTCTGCGCTATCTCGTTTGCCTTTCGCAAGCCGGTGAATGGCTTTTTGCTAAACAGGTCACTCTCCAGCTGAGAATCGGCCAGCAAATCCATCATTTCGCCCGCATAAGGGGTGTCGTAAATCACACCCAACTCTTTCATCTTGCGCAGATACCCGTCCTGGCCTTCGCCGTAGGTGAAGTATTCGCGGATGGATCTGACTGATTTCGACATTTGCGTGAAATCAAAGTGGCCGTTCGCCATAGCAAAGAAGGACGCGCTCATCCAGTTCCGCGCAGCCGTGGTTGGGCTCAGCACAGTCTTCCCGTATTTCACCATGCCATTATACCGAATGATGGTTCGGAACCAGTCGGCCATCTGTTCCTTGCCCAGCACATCAATGAAGGCCTGCTCTACCTCTGGGAACGTGTAGAGCCCATTCAGCGGGGCGTAGACCTCTGAGGCATCAGCGGCGATCTGGCGTGTGGCGTTAAGCTGTCGGTTTTCTTTCTCAAACAGAAACCCTTCAGCCAAGCCAAGCTCTCTCACTTTGTCCAGAAACTTCTGGTTCATCACAAGGCGCGACATCTTGGTGACGGATTTGGTGAAATTTATTTTCGGGTCTGTGTACTCACCCAGCAGTGCGCGGATCTCTGGCGCTATTTGCTTGCGACGTTGCAATATGCCCAGGTCTTTGGCGCCAAGTTTGGATTCCTTAATGAAGCCCTCAATGCTGTCGAACGCGGTTCCTTCTTCCAGTATCAACTCCATCGTTTTCGATACCTGATCCTGAATTTCTGCCTGGGTCATGTTTGATTCTTCGGTATACCTTTGCTCCAGATAGCGGGCTGCATTGTCGTATACCTCGCGGGAAACCTTACGCGGCCATTTCGGGTCATCAAATGCCCGGTAGGAGCGGTGAACGTAGGTGTCAAGGTTGACAATGATAGTTGCAAGCAATTGAATCTTGGCCTGGGCGGCAGCGTCTGCGCCCTGCCTTTGCAACTCCACAGCTTCTGCGCGTAAGTGCGCGGCGTATTCCCGCGACAAACCCTTAATCACCAGCCGCATCTTGTGCAGTTCAATTCTCACCGGCTCGGGCAGGGTCAGGAAAACGTCTGCGCCTCCCAGTGCTTGGTTTATTTTCTTAACCTCACTTTGCTCCAGCTCGTTGAACGGCTTGCCATAAGCCTCTTCGATTGCGATATCAAAGTGACCAAGCCGGTTAGATATATCAAATCCTGAACTGTTGATTTGGTTGTCGCGTTCCATTTTGGCCTTGAATACCGATTCTGGCAGCAAGCCGCCCGGGAACATCTCGCGCCGCAGCAGCTTCTTGGCCTTCTCAAAAACGGTTTTATCCTTGTCGCCCAACGAGTCGAATGCTTCGTCGTAGATGGTTCTCGGTGGCCCATCACCCGCCCGACTAAACCGAATGTCGGCGCTGTCGGAATCAAAGTTGCCGTTGTTTTCGGTGGCGGATTTGATTTGATTGGCATTAAAGGCGACGTACTCCAGGTTTCCATCGCCGTACTCCGACACTACGCCGTCGTATCCGGCAGCTTCAATAACCGCTTTTGCTTCATCGGTTGCCAGCGAGTTCATAACTTCGCCCAGATCGCCCAGGCCAATTTCGTCATTCAAGGCGTCGAGCGCGTCAGCGGGGCTTAGGCGTTCGCCAGTCATGGCCTCATAGATGGTGCTGGCCTGTGACTCATTGCTGAACAGGTCTGTCATGGTCAGTCGCAGCGGCTTCTGAATGGACAGGTAGGCGTCCATGACGGTATCGCCGCCCGACTCGTTGGCAAACTCTTGCGCAAGATTACGATCGGCAATGAAGTAAAAGCCAAGGTTGGTGTTTTCCCAGGCGGTATTGCTGCCTTGCTGGTCGCGACTGAACTCGGTAAACGTGGCATTCGTGCCGTGGTAGACCGTTAGGGGCTCACCGTTCTCGTCTACTATTTTGCTATCGCCAAACCATTTCTGGAAGGCTTCGGTATCGGTTTGGCTGGAGCGGCTGAAACTAGAAGGAGTTACGCCATCAGGCGAGTAATTGCCACTTTCAATTCTTGCCGCATTGATTCTTTCTCGGATGGCGTCAAGTGATGCAGCTTTGCGGAAGTGGCCGGCTTCGCCTTGGGTGAGCGAGTCGATGTCGTAGCCGAATTCTTCTTGGAGGTATTCATTCAGGGGTTCTCCGTGTTTGCGCCACAAATCCTGACGCATTTTGTCAGAAAGCGCAAGTTGACCATCGCTGCCAAAGCCGGTCAGTGTGGTTGCGCCAATAACGCGCCCGCCATTCGCCTCAATATGGCCTCGTAGGCTGGCAAGCGTTCCACCCATGGTCAAGGTATCGTCAACGATCAGGTAATCCTGACCGCTCGCAACATCGCCTTCAAAAACGGCATGATTGGCCAACCGGTAATCGGAGCCCTCACCAGTTCGCTTGACGCGGGTGCTTTGGATGATGCCTTGGTCTACGGTTAGGCTCAGAGCCTTTGCAATCTTCGCCGCATAAGCCACCGGGATCATGTTGCGCCCGGTCGCCTCTTCGGCAAAAGCAGAGACCACAATAGGCGATCGCGCACCAATGACCTTGCGCACTCGATCAATGGCTGCCTCATTCACAAGGTCATTAACCAACTCCCGAGCCGCCTCAACGTCGCCAGACTTTGCTGCCTGATATCGGGGGTGCTTATCTGCAGAGCCTAACGGTGCTGCGAATTGGACTTTCGGGAAATTATCAGGCCAGACTGCGCGGTCGCTTCCAGATCGGCCGGCTCGACTCATTGCCGCGGCTTGGCTCGGCACTCTGGAAATACCGCCATCTTGAACGGTCTTTTGCGCTCCTGCCAGAATGCCAAGCAAGTCAGCTTCCGTCATTTGCAGCGTGAAGCCAAGCTTTCTGAGCCCTTCGCGCACGGCGGCGACGATCTTATTCCACAGTTTCTGGTGCTTGCCGGTTTCAGCCAGGTGCGCCAACAGTTCTTCGGCCACGGTCAGACGGTGATTGCTGTTGCTCGCACTGAAGTCGCCGTTCGGGAAGTAGTTGCGGATGATCTTCTTGGCTTCGGCGGATTTGGCAAAGCTCAAGTACACCTGATTCAGCAGCGGCTTCAGGTCGGCGCCCATCATGGTGCGCAAGCCGTAGTGGCCGACTACCTCATGCAATACAACCTCTTCCAGTGCCGCCTGTGACGGAATGCGTGAAGCCAGGATGTAAACCTTGCCATCGAAGAAGACGCCGCGCATATCGCTCTCTGCGCCGGCCTTGCGTATGGCTTCGCGCAGCTTCTGCGGGAATTGGGCGAGACTGTCGGTAATGATAACGTCGGGCTTGCCTTCCCAGCCTTCCATGAGGCCGCTGGTGATGGTTTCGGCCTGGGTGGTGGTTAGGTTGGGGGTGGCTTGGGTTGGGGAGCGGCGGAACTCGCCTTCGCGGGAGAACATCGCCACGCTGCCATCGTCGGCTTCTTTGCTTTCCACGACCTCAAAGAACGCATCGTAGGCGGTGCGGATTTCTGGGATCTCGGCGGCTTCGGGGTACGGGTAACTGTCGCTGTCTTCCATGCCGAGGGCTTCTGACGCCTTCCAGTATTCCTCGGAAACAATGTTGGCCAGATAGTCGTTACTGGCGTTCTGGTCTTTCAGTTTTTCGATCACGTAGCTCTCAAAGGATCGAGCCGTCATTTCAATGTCGGTTGACCAGTAGGCTTTCGTGCGCACTTTGTCCAGCGACTGGCTGCGCTGCTTGAGCTTTGAGCGGTTAACGGTTTGGCGGATCTTCTTAAACGCCTCTGCCATTTCCGGGCGGATAGAGTCGGCGGGCATACCGTCAGTGGCAAAGCGTGTGCTGCTTCCAGCCCCTCGCTCACGGCCAAAATAGTTGTCCAGCGAATGCCACCACTCATGCGCCAGACTTCCGGCGCCGCTATTTTTGGTCAGGTTAATGACAATCTGCCCGGGCTCATAATGTGCGGCCGCAGGGCGTTTGCCACCTTTTCCTCGGGCGCCGAACGCCAGCCCAAGTTCGCCGTTCAGTGAAATCGCTTTTGCGGGAACACCAATCACGCCGGCCAGATCCATCAGCGAATCGTAAGCCTGATTCAAGTCGGTTTGGCGCCGGCCCTGCTCCACGTAATTGCCGAACTGGACGCCACGGAAGCCAAAGGTTTCGCCAAAGGCTTCCGGTGTCACGTCGCCGCCGTTGCGGTGATCCGCGCCTACCCTTGGTGAGTTGCTGGACTTTCGGTGGGCAGGGATGCTTTTCATCTTTTCCAGCGCAGCATCGAGCGCGGCTTGGTTTTCGGCCAGATACACCCGCGCATCTTTTACATTCGTAAAGCCCTCTTTAATCCGCACCACGTTGCTGCCAATTTTCTTGCCTATGAACACGTCGGTTTTGTCGTGGCGGTTGGAGTAAATATCAAAGCGCGTGTTTTTGGAGGGATTATCTTTTTCTGCCAGCGTTGATTGCAGCTTTTTAAACTTCGCAATCGCCTCGTCTTTTGTGTCAGCAACAACCAACCGTTTCGGCATATTTCCGAATGAGGTTGTTTTAGCGGTGCGCTCAACCAGCCATTTGTTAAAGTTGCCTTTTACGCCATCAAACATGGTGTAGTGAGCAGAGTGGAATCTCAAACCTTTAAGGCTGGCACTGTGGCCTACAGCTGCATAAAGTTCGGCGCGGCTAAACACGTCAGAATCGACGGCGTGATAGGGGTCACTTTTTGCGCTGGCGCGAACATCCTCAATGCTGACATCGCCGGCCATGATGGATTCTGTGAAAGTGCGCAGCGCCTCTACTTTTCGCACCCATCCTTTTAGCTTCCATGCCGCTCTTGGCTTTGACGGAACTTCGTCGCGGGCTGCGCGGGCAAACCCAACGGCCACCGGATCAGCGCCAGAATCAATCATCTTCTGGTAGTCAGGCTGAGGCCATGATTCGGACAGCGGTACGCCGGCAACGTCTTTCTCTTTCGCGTCGGCCATGCGGCTTGCGTAATCCTTTCGGGCGCCTTCTAGCTTCTGGCCGAAATCTTCAATGGGCTGGTCAGGCTGCGCGGGTTTGGCCTTATTTGCTTGATCCGCTGCCGGCGCCTTACTCTCTGCCTGCTTGGAAGGCTTGATATCAGCGGCTTTCGGTGCTTGACGGGTGGTTGATTCTGGGGCCGTGGAAATTCCTGGGTAATCCTTCAGCACTGGGTCTGGCACACTCTGGCCGTCAGCTATCGCTCTCTCGATTGCGCCGCGATGGAAGTCCTTTAGGCTTTCTTTAGTCGTGAATGCGCCCAGCTTGCCCTGATTTTTCAAGGCAAGTACCTGGCGGTAGGTTTTATCCCATAGCCTAAGCTCTGGCGCTTCGTACCCTTCTATGCCTTTTTCGTGGACGCCGCGGAATGAGTTAAGCCCTTCAATGCCGTACCTGCCAACAATGTCGTCAAGCGACTCTTTGGATACACGCCCCTCCCTGGCCTTGTCCATCAGCGCATCCATCCACTCGCCATTGAGCTGGTCGGCCTTGGTTTTGTAGGCGACTGAATCCTCAAGGTAGGCTTCGGCGTACTTGCTGGCGCGGATCTCTTGGTCTACCCACTGCTCGCGGGTCATCTTCCATGCTGGCTTTTGGTCGGCCTTGGCTTGAGGCGTTACTTCCGCCTGATCCAGCAAGCTCTCCTGCCCGCGCGCCTCGGCCATATCCGCCTGCCGGTCACTGCCAGACAGTACAAAATCATCCGCCTGCGCATCGGCCTTGTCTTTCTGCTCGGCGTCACGCTTGGCTTTCGTGGCGGCCTTCTCGGCAGCATCGCGGTCTGCGGCTTGCTTGGCCAGCTCGGCTTCGGTCTGGGTGGTTAGGTCGAGGTCGGGGGCTGCTTCTGGCTGTCCGATTTCAGGTTGTCCGCCTTGACCTGCTCCAGTGGTGTCTGGCTTAGGTACTGGTTGACTTGTTCTCGGCTCTTGCCTTGGTTTAGCAGCCGGTTGCTCGCCCTGTGTTTTGCCATCTCGTCGGCTATCCGGCCCATATGTTCCTCGTTCATAGCTCAATAGCTCCTGTTTTAGATCCTTGACCACGGCGGCCCGGCTCTCGCCATCATACACCCGGCGCGCAGCACGGTTGACCATTTCATTCAGTGCTGGCGTGGTGGTGACACGGCCAATAAGATCCAGACTGCGAGCGCTCTGCTCGGTAATGCTCTCGTTGGCTTCGGTGGCAATCTGATTGCCGGCGCTGGTCGCTTGGTCGGCGTGAGTGTTTAGGCTCTTGAACAGCCGCTTGTCAGAGTTGAGTTGCTGGCGCAGATTGTCCAAGACCTTCAATCGGTCCTGCATCAGACTGATTTCTTGGGCGTCCTCGCCAAACAGCCCGCCCTGGTTATCGCTGGACGGTGCAAACTCGGCGGCCCGGATCTCGTTAACCAGCAATTGGCGCTGGTAATCGGTTTGCGGTTCAATTTTCTGGAACGCTTTGGCCGCGGCCTCCTGCTGTGATTGCTCACTGAAAGCCGTCCCCACGGTGGCGCCGTCTTTTTCGCTCATCTGGCCGGCTGCGACCATGCCGAATACATTGTCCGACAATTTGGACAGAGCTTCGCCGTCCCGCACTACCTGATTGTTGGGCAGATTGAATTTGTCGCGCACCTTGTCGGCGGGTGTATTGCTGTCACGGAACACCTTAGCCGCGTCGAGGGCTTCAGCTTTGCCGTCCGCAATGTTGTTGGTGGCGGCAGCCAGTCGGGCATCGGGTACACTCACGCCGTCCGCCTCATCAACTACACGGGCGTTGACTTCGCCCTGACCTAGACGCTTGGCCAGGTCTAACCGGTGATGGCCGTCAGCGACGTACAGGGAGCCGTCTTCGCGGCGGTGCAGTAGAATGTCCCCGGCGCGGTTGTCGTCCCACTTCTTCACGCCCTCAAGACGCTTATCCACACCCTGCTCATTCACGCGGCTGCGGAATTGGTAGGCTTTCGGGTCCACCTGGATCTGATCGACGGGAACGCGATACGTGCCGGTGCCAATTTCGGTCAATGAATCGGATGCGGCAGGAATTGGTGGCGCTGGCTCGGCAGTCTGCTCATTCTGAGGCGCGCCCTGGCTGGACGGCGCAGAGACTGGCGCCTGATCGAACACATCAAAAGGATTGCCAGCGACGGTAGCGCTTGGCTGAACCCCGTCACGGAACACGTTGGTTTGATCGGTTGCCCAGTCGGGGCGAGCGGAAAAGTCGTTGACCGGTGCGTTGTCGCCAATGGGGGCATCTGGCTGCAGGGTTGGCGGGGCCGGGTCGGGCGCCTCACCCTGAACTTCGTCTTGAATAATGGGAGGTACTGCCGTGTCAGCCTCTCCACCCGCCTCGGTTGTCGCGCCCGGCCTGCCCGCCAAGCCGCCGAGAGTGCCCACGCCTGCGCCCATGGTGGAGCCGGCAGCCAAACCGGTCACCATTTCATTCACCAGATCGGTGTAGGAATATTCTTGCGCGGCGTATTTTTCAAGCGCCCGCTGCTTAGAGTCGGATTCCATGCCAGATTGCAGGGTTTCTGTGCCGCCCTCAATGACAAGCCCCTTCGCGCCTTCACCTACGGGACCGCCAGACAGTCGGCCGGTCAGCGCATCACCCAGGAATTTGTTAAACGCTATGCCCAGCGCGGCGCCTACCGTTCCCGCTTTGAGTGCGGCAGGGTTGGCGGCCATGGTGGACAGTCGGCTGGTGGCTTCTTCTTCTCCATACAGCTTGCGCAGATCCGAATAGTAAGGGGATTGCATCTTGTCCGCTTCGGACATTCCGCTAATGGTCTGATCCACCTCTTGGCCAACCATGGCGCCAATGGTCACGCCTTCACCGGAAGAGCCTGCTGCAGCGGCCAGCCCAGCGGCCAACTTCTTCCCAGCGCCCAGTGCGGTCGCGGCTTTGGCGGTCAGGCCGGCAGCGCCCATGCCCGGAACCATCATCGGCAGCGACTGAACGCCCAGGCCAAAGTAAGTCCGTATATCGGTTGCGCCTTCGCCCAGGCTCCAATCCTCGTTCACAAACTTTTTGTTGTTCGCGGCGACCTGCTCGGGTGATAGCTTTTTCTGCCAGTAATCTTTTGCGTCGGAGCCAAGGCGAGAAAGTTCGTCGCTGTTGAACAACCAGCCCGCACCTTCCAGCAATGAGCCGGAGCCCATACCCCACAAGCCGGCAGCGTCCTGAAAAATGGAACCGGACTCTTGTTCTGGCTCTTGGGTTAGGGTTTCTACCTGAGGGCCTGCAATGCTTTGGCCGGTGGCGCCTTCGTTGTTAGCAGGCAGGCGACGGTCAACTTCACGCAAGCCACTCGGTATCGGCTGATCCTGCTGCGCGTCAAACGCATCAAACGGATTGGCGGACGACTGGCCACCCGAGGCAGGCGAATCAAAACGATCAAAGGCGTTGGCCATTAAAAACCCTCCGGTAGATAACCAAATCTTTCTTTGAATTGCGGGGCGAGGTCAGGGTTTTTTCTAAGTATATCGAGGGCAGCATCGTGACTGGTATCCGCCTGGCCCTGCGCGGGAGCGCTTTGCTGTGGGTCGCGGTTTATGCGGCCAGAATAACTCCCGTCTTCCTGCTTCATCGCGCTGCCATCCCGCGGCAAATCTTCGGCAGTTGCACCTGGCACCTGAATACCCATCGGCGCTTCCTGCGCCGGCGCTGATCCGCTTGTGCTCTGCCGGATGGCCCGGAATACGCCTATGGCTTTCTCGCGCATCTGCTCGGTCGTGAGGTAGCCCTCATCCTCTGGGTAAATGAACGCTTCTTTCTGCGCCTTCAACTCCTGATCGACATAGTTTGCAACAAACCGTGCTGGATCGCTTCGAGCCTCCTGCTCCCGCGCATAAGCTTCCTCCAGAGTTCCGGCAATACCGCTCCGAACCATCCATTCGGCCGTTTGAACAATGGCGGGGGGTCGGTTGTTCGCTGACCGGCCCGCTTTTTGATCCGCCGTGCGGTAGTCGCCCCGCTGTTCTCCGGTTACCGGGTTGACCAGATAGCCGTTAATGTTGATGCCTTTGGTTTGACTGCCTTGGTCACCGCGCAATGCCGCAAGCACTCTCGCCGCACTCTGTTGGGCCTCCGGACCTTGAAAGGCGTTGCGCAACATGCGATAGCCCTGAACCTGATCCACAATCGAGCCAACGGGGGTCTCCAGAACCTCATCATCAGCCCCGGCAACGCCCCGGTTTCGAGTCATTGGGGCGTTGTATTTTTTGCCGTCCGGACCTTCTACTTCCAGGTCCAGCGCAACACTGCCCTCGCTTTGCCCCGGGTACATTCCTGCGATGCGCTTTTTGCCGCCCTCGCCTCGGTTCACGCGATGGCCAAATAACAGGTTCATCGAATACAGGGCTTCGGGGCTGTTGGCGCCCAGCTCGTCGTTCGGATCAATGACGCGCTGGGCATTCTCAATAGCGGTATCAGTTTCAGGATCGAGTGCCGGCCAGTATTGAGGGTTTTCTTTCAGGAAGGTCATTTCATCCTGCGACAGATCCACGCCCTGAGCCACTTTGCCCAAGGTGAACTTGGCCTGCTCCTGGCTGCGGTTGCGCTGAGCGTCTTCCTGCTGCCCGGCAAACTGCTGCTTCTGCATATCAAAGCTTTCATCTGCCCGCTCGCTCTGTTTGTCAGCCCGCTCGTTCTGCTGATCTTGCAAGCCTTGCCGGTGTTGCCGTGCGTAATATTGATCCGCAAGGCCAAAGCCCTGCCCAAATCCCGATGCGAGTCCGCGAGTGTCCAGCGCCATGATGGCTCCTTAAAAAATAAATGAAGCGACAAGGCCGACGCCTGCGCCAATGACGGCGCCCACGGGGCCACCTACGGAGCCGGCTTGCGCGCCAGCCATCATGCCAACGGCTGCACCGGCGCCGACCGCGCTCATTTGCTGCGATTTCTCTGCAGCCTTGATGGCGTCGTTTGATCGCTTTTGCTCCGCTTGCTGACCGGCCAGATCGCCGATTCCCTGCAGGGCGTCCGATTCCATATCGCGGCGTAAACCCATTAATCCGTAGCTCATTGGTTCATCACTCGGTCAGGTATGTTGGACAGCCCCATGCCGCCCGCCAGGATGGATTGCTGGCGATCCAGTGCGGATATGCGGGCCTCGTTGCCGGCGCTCGCCATAGCAGCGGTACGGCCTGTGACGTTCATGCGCTCTTGCGCTTGCTGTTGCGCGGGATTCAGCGCAATGCCGTATTTCTCGCGGCTCTGATTGTTGATGGTCGCGGCAGAATCAAACGCCAGGCCCACCGCATCCTTGGCTTGAGTCGCGGCGTTGGTGGCGGCGTTCGGGTCGGTTGCTTCACCGGCCAGCTGTTCCACGTAAGGCGCAAAGCGTTGCTTCCAATCTTCCCATTGAGCGCGGTTAAGTTGCCCCAGCAATTGGGATGCGCCCTGGTCGCCCGCGAAGGCTTGATTTGGGTCGATGGAGTTGGGCGTGGTGGAGGCCGGCTCGCCATTCCAGAAGTTTGTGAGCATATCAGCCGCCCCCGTTTGCGAAGTTGTAGAAGCCGCCGCTGGCATTATCCATGCCGAAGTTATTGGGCTGGGTGCTGAAATCGGTGCTCATGCCGTACTGTCCAGGAGTGGGCGCTGGTGCTGACGCCTCCATTCCGTAGCGTGTGCCTGCTCCGGCCACATTTCCCAGCAACTGTAGGTTGGCGCTGCGCCGGCTAAAGGCGTTCCGCGCATTGCTGATGGCGTTACTGGACGACTCTTGCGCCAGTCGCGATAAGCCGTCCTGAGCCTGCCCTGACTCCCCCTGACCAATAGCGGTAATGTTCTGCAGGCCCATGATCTTCTGGCTGTCCTGCTCAAACTCTGCGCGGCCCAGAACCTCGCCACCGGACGCGGCCACCTCATCGCTGAGCCCGGCTACCTCGCCCTGATAGCGCCCGCTGTTCGGGTTAATGCCCGCACGGCCAAGACCGTCTTCCATCTGTCCCAGCGCCTCCCCTTGCGCGCGGGTTTGCGCTTGCATGGTGCGACCCCGGATATAGGACATATTGCCCGCGGAGTCCATTTGCTCAACGCTGGCCATGTAATCATCTTCAAGCGGCGCCAGCTTATCCTGCGCAAAGTTCCACTTTTCAGCGGCTACTTGCGCCAGATATTTCTGCTCCGGGGTATCCTTTACTGTGTTATCTCCGCCGCCGCCGCTCATGAAAGCCTCCTGATGTACCTGTCGCCAAGTTTTTGCCAGTCATGGAAAATCCTCTGATACCCTCGCCTCGGCGACTCGATCTCGATCTGTTCGGCGCCTATCTCAAGCGCCAAAGCCTCAATAATAGGGACGTACTTTTTTATCTGCCCACCTCCAAGGCCGTATGCCACCCAAACCAGAACAGCGGGGCAAGTTGCATGAATGGGAAGGAGGATAAAAAAACCGTTGGGCGCAACAAACAAAAAGGCTTGCCGGGCGATGAGCCTTTGACGGATAAGGTTGAGGTCGTCCAGCCCTGCTTTGGCCTTTACCGCCTGAAAGCCGACGGATAGACCGGGCCACGCGGAGTCAATATCTTCGGGAGGGATCAGCTTAGCTGTCTGATGCAAAGCCGCTTCATTGGGTCGTGGCATGTTATGGCCCCATGTGCAGATTATGAGCAATAGTCTACCACGCAATGCTGTTTATTTAGACAGTTGCGGTCGTAGATTCGGGTTTTAGAGAAAGGTTATTGTGCCAGCCAGAAGTCCAGGCTGGAAAGCTGCGCCGGGGTTGGGAGGGGTGTCATTTGGTTAAGCTGTTCAGCCTTGACGTGCAGCAGCGCACCGCGAGCGGCCCGGGCCTCTCCTATCTCAATATGGATCTGTATCAGCTCGGCCTTGGTGATAGCCACATAACTGTTGTCGGCCAACTTCCAGGTTAGCTTGCCGGCATTCAATGTCGGAAGTCCGTCAAAGAATTTAATCATTTCCGTAAAGTTGTTGTCGGATTCGTTGTCCGCATCGAACACACCGAAACTGGTGGCCACTGGGGCGCGCTTGTGCGCCTCGCGCCATTCTCTAATCTGCGCCCAGACCGCAGGCCTATTGTCCGGGTTAAGCTGCAGGGAGCGCCTCAATGGTGACCTCCTTATCCAAATACGCCACGGCGGTGAATTTCAGGGTGTAGGTGCCGGGCAGATCCACGGCAAAGCGCACTTCGCCATCGGTCACTTCGCCGATCTGACCGTCAGGCCATTCGATAGTGGTGCCGGTAGGGATGTTGGTAATAACGCACTCGTCGGTGCCATCGGCGGTGATCTGGAGTTTGTTGATGGTGAGTGCAAATAGCTGCTTTTCGGCAGCGCCACCGTTAGCTATGTAAAACCTGGAGTCTGTTACATTGTCGCTCACCTCGATAACTGAGAGGCCGATTTCGGCCTCAAGAGAGGTGTGAACGCTGGCGCACCGCATTGTGTACTGAATGGCTCCACCCACACTGTACGCGGCAAAAGTTTTGCTCATCGCTTGGCCCCCAAAACAACAAACGAAGCGGTGTACACCCTGCAGCCCCCGTTACCAGACCTGAGAGCCCGCACATAAATCGTATAAGCCCCGACCGGAAGGCTGTACTCCAGAAATCGCGTGCAAGAAATGCCAGTCCGACCCTTTAGAAATTGCGAATACGACCCCGCAATAGCGCCATTTACAATAACTTGAAACGTCATGGTGGCCTCGTTTTCTATAATCGTTCCACCCTCTCCATTGGAAGTGTCCGAAGACGCCTCAATAGTAACCATGATAATGCCAGGCACTGCATTTTCGAGCCCGTGGGCATAAGAAGTAGAGCAGACTGTCGCGTAGCTTGAGTCCAAATAAAGCAACGAAGCCCTCACCCCAGAGGCGGGCACCGTTATCGCATTTCCTTGTATCTGCAGCGTATCCACATACGCATCACCCGCGAATATCTTGTTGCCGTCGATGAGGGTCTGGCCCGGTCGGGTCCAGTCGTCGGTCTTGGCCTTGGCGGCGTTGGCGGTGGAATTGGCAGTATTGGCGGTGGAGACAGCCGACGAAGCATTGTTTCGCACAGTTGCCAGGCTGTCCGGTGTGCCGCCAATCTGCAAGGTGGACGCAATGTAGCCGGAATCCGCCTCAATGTGTCCGCGCACAGTGGCGCTGTTAAACTCGACGCCACCGGCCTGCAGGATGCGCCAGCCCGCCGAGCCGACCGTGAAATTGCCCGACTGCACGTTGCCGTAGAACGTCGCCGCGCTGGCCACGCTCAGGTTATCCGCATCGATGTAGTCGGCCTTGAGCAGCCCAGACACCGTGGTAATGGGGGTAAAGCCGTCCGCCGCCACCAGCTTGCCAAAGGTCAGGGCGCCAATCTGGCCCGACTGAATGGTGCCGTCGCGGATGATGGCGGTGTCCAGCACCACGGTCGGCACGCCCACAATGTCCGCGATGATAAGCGGGTAGGTGAAGGCGCCGGCCTCCCCGGTGCGAATGGCGAAGCGTTCGGCGTGTAGGATCAGTGTTTCGTTCGCGGCCCCTTGTGTGGTGGGCGCATCGTCCAGATTGTTGCTCAGGGTTTCGAGCAGATATTCCACGTCGATTAGGGCCTGTGCCGGGGTGCCGGCGGTGCCGTTGGTCGGGCCTTCAATGTTGCCTTTCGAGGTGAAGGTGATCCAGTAATAGTAGAGCGTCGGGGTTACATCGTCGCGCACAATGTCGGTGTAGAACGCACCGGCTTCCCTGCCAACCAGGATAGCGTTGGCAAAATTGTCGGTCTCAGCCCGGTAGATATTGGTGTAGGCGTGATTGCTGTAGAGCGAGCTGGGAATGGTCCAGGTCAAATCAATGCGACCGTCGAAACCACCATAGGCGTTGAAATTGGACGGAGGTGGTGGGGTTGACCGATTCGGCGGGGTTGGTTGTGGTGCAATGGTGCCGCCGCCACCCCTCAAGTTTCCGCTGATCGTGATAACACCACCATCCACTAAATCGCGCAGCGTAATCTTGCGATCCATCGGGTCCCCGCGCACACCCTCACCGGTTTCGATGATTTCCGAAATAGCAGCCACCAGCGGGCGCAGTTCGGCCGCAATCTTGGGCGATACGGGCGGCAGGGAGCGACGGCGATTGGCCATTAAACAAGTTCTCCGGGCGACGTGGCGAGCTGAATAGAGGCGACTTCACTGGTGCCTTGGATCTCCACTTCCCAGTCGCGGGACAGGGTGAAGCCAGCAGGCAGGCGGAACAGGTTGGTGGACTGAACCGCCTTGTCGAGCATGGTCACGCCGTCCGCGTAGATCTTCAGTTGCACCGGGTAACCGTAGGCAATGAGCTTGGCGCAACTGAACCCAGCGGCGCCTGGGGGGATTTCATGGATGCGGGAGCGCCAGGTATAGGTCTGTGCGGGCCCGGTGCTCCAGGTCACAATGTCGATGCCCTGCACCAGATACAGCAGATCCTCGGCCACGTCGTAATAGCCGGCGTCGGCCTGAGTGTCGAAGAACTCAAAACCAACGCCCGGCGTAAACAGGAACGAGCCGGTATCGGTGAAACCAAGATACGCGCCGTCATAACGGTAGGCGTGAATGGTTGCCGGGTTCAGAGCCTGCCATTGTTCGCGGGTCATGACATCCGCGGTTATGACGCGGGCCTCGCTGCCACCCACGGCCACCAGACCGTCGTAGCCTGCATACACTGCGTAACCGCCCATATCGACCATAGAGCGCTTAACAAGACACGGTTGGTTAACGTCCATCTGCATCTGCGCCATGGCTTCGGGACTGGAGCCGGTGACCAGCCAGGGCTGTTCGGTGGTGGTCACAACCAGTCCTCCGCTTATAACAGCAATGGCTACTATCGGATCTGGAAACGCTAGCTGGTAAGAGACCGGCCAGGCGTGCGGAAGGTACGGCTCACAGAACGCCAGCGTATTGCCGAAGAATCCTACAAGAAAGCCACCAGGCAGCGTGGTTAGGCCGCGCATGGTCGCATCTGGGCCGTCCCACTCAAGGGACTGCAAGGAAATGCCAAGCTGTTCAGACAGGACGTTATCGGTATAGGTGCCGGTTGCTGCAGCTAATTCGGTTACCAACTGATAGGTTCCGCCGCTTTCTACGCGGTACAGGCGCTTCTTGGTAATGTTCAGGTTGGCCGTGGGTATAGCGGGCAGGGTGACTTCGATTTCACCAAAGTCGGGATTGGTGGTTACGTCATCCCATCGCAACGCAAAGCCGGAAGGATCTGATGGAGGGCCCTCTTCACCAAACTCGGTAACCAGTGTCACCACATACGCTGTTTCAATCGCGGTATCGGGAACATCCGTTCGGGAGGCCGGGGCAGCAACGGAAGGAGCGGATGCTGGAGCAGGCACGCCCAGTTGAAACCAGGCGGAAGGGTATGGGCCAACGCCTGCAGTCAACTGCGCAATGGAGCCCATTTTGGGGCCATCCTGACCGGTCCAGTACACGCGGGCATAGGCGTCGTCAGCAATCGGGGAACGCACCACGTCAATGTCATACGCATCACCCCATGAAAACCAGAAGCCGGCGCCATTGTTGCCCTCATCGTACCGCCAGAGATTCGCCGGATTGATGGTAGCCGGCAGACTTGAGGCAGCGGTGACGCCTTTGTACGGCTTGAGCGTGCCGCGTTTCAGATTCAGATTCCGGGCAATCTGTGCATTGTTTTCGGGCAATAGCCGGGGGTCCAGGATAGGCAGTTCGCCCCGGAACGCTGCGTGTTGAATTTTCATAGGGGCTTCCGTCAGATAAAGCGGCGGGCTTTCACGCGATTGCCGCCGCGAGCATGGCCAAGGATGGCCAGACGTTTAGCGTCGGTGGAGCCGATTCGATACTGTGCTTGGTAGTAGCTTCCCAGCTCAGGGTTTTGCCACGGCTGCGGCATCAGCAGGAGTCGCCAGCGGGCGCCATTGGCCAATGTATCGCCCCAGTCTTTCAGGAGCGTATCGGGAAGATCGGCGCCCGCTTCGGGACGGCAGGCCAGTCGCCCGGTCAGGGTGTCGCTTTGTGGCTTGCGGAGAATTTCAATCGAGTCCGGTCGGCGCTGCTCAAAATCTTGCCCCGGCCGCATCAGGCGGTCGCCGTCGTACAACTCCAGAATGCGCAGCACTTCGCCGCCCTCAGGGGCGAGTAATTGTGGGTAGCCGGATTTTGCCGCCACCACCACAAGGCCCTCCACCGCCCAGGCTTCGGAGTCCTGGCACAGCTCGCGGGCCATGCGCTTGATCTGCTCGCGCACGGTCATTAAGGGGGCTTCAGGCACGTCGACCGTTACCTGGCTGACAATCTCATTCAGTGTCATGCTCTGGCCCTCTGCGGATTAGCGGACGCATCAACAGCGTTAGGGGACGCCCTAGAGTCGGCCTGCGCCTTGTTGCCCATTTGCTGCATGTAGTTCTGATAGTGCATCTGCGCACGCTGCAGGTTGGCCGGTGTTTCGGCGTCCTTGCTGAAGGCGCGATACAGCAAATAGTCGGCAGCTACGGGAGCGTAGGCGTCACTGAGCCTGAAATTGTCGGTCAGGCCGGTATTGGTGTCGTGCGAATCGGGCGTGGCAGAGTACAAAATGTCGATCTCGGCCCCGGACAAGGCCGGTGGGTACACGTAAAAGTGCGTCGGATCAAGCTCGTCAAACGTGAACTGCTCCACTTCGACGCTGGGTGTGTCGGAATGCCAGCCGCGTCGGGCTGAATCCAAGGCGCGCCGGGTTGTGACCATGACGGCCATACCGGTGCCGTTACGAATCACGTCCAGCAAGCGCAAGCCACTGACGGGGATTGTCTGTTTGGTGCCGGTAATCAAGGCCATGCTTTCATTCACAGAAAAAGCGTCGGGGCGCAATTGCACCGTTGCCCGATAAAACTCGTTCAGCCAGCCCATTATTTCGGCGTTTTTCCAGCGGGTGCCGTCTGCGGTCACTTCCTGCAGGATCAGCTTGGCGTTATCGACAATCTCGGAAACGATGACGGCCATGGCTCAGACTTCCTCCATGTGCGAGAACTTGGCCATTGCAGCTGTCCACGGCATCACTCGGCCTGTATTTACGTTGCGAGCCATACGAGCGCCCGTGTTTGACTTTGACGTAACCACAGGCTTCTCTGCCGCCGTTCGTGGCGCTTCGGGCTGCAGCTTTTCCGCCTCGGCCAGAAGTTCGGCGCGGATCACTTCTTTGGTCTTGCGCTTGTCCACATCGACACTCAGATACTCAATACCAAGATCTTCGAGTTCGTCTTTGGTTTTAGCCCCTTCCAGGGCGCGAATCAGGTCCATGGAAATACTCCTGAAACAGCAAGGCCACCCCGAAGGATGGCCCGCTGAGTGGGTTTAGCCGTGTTCGGCGTACAGGTGACCGATGGCGTTTGGATCAATGACTTTTCGGCCAAAGACATTCAGTCCACGAATCAGCTTACCGAAGTCGTTCGGGTTGGGCAGGGTTTCCATGTTGGTCATCTGGCTAGCAAAGGTCAGCGCCTTCTTATGGCCAAAGATCACGTTGGTTGCCTGATTGGTGGTGGTGGCGTCGGTGACGGTGGATAGGCCGTTGCTGGTGTAAACCATGAAGCGGTCCAGCATCCCAACCTTGCCATTACGGAAAACAGACTCCGCATCGCCCGTTATGCTTGCGTCACGAAGATCGGACTTCTTCAGCATCCCGTTCATCCAGGCCGGCAAAATCACATAGCGCCCGGTACCTGGTACGTTTTGCTCATCCATCACAGTGCCGCAATCCACCAGAACATCGAGGATGTTTGCCTTGGTGATGACCACCGGTGCCCCCGCCGCGCCAAGATTCAGAGCGCCGGACTTAGCGCCAGCCGCAGCGCCCGCGTTCGCTGCGGCAGCCTCGGTGTAGGCGTAGGCGTTGATGTTTTCATCAATGACGATCTTCATCTGCTCGCCGCCATCGTCAGACCAGTTATTCATCAGCCCAATGTCAGCCTGGTATTCGTCTACATCATTCACTTCAAAGGCAAAATACTTCGCCTGGTCAATCTGCAACTCTACCTTGTCGCTGGTGGGCTTTTCGTAGGTCAACCCGCCGCCAACCTCGTAGTCGCGGATAATCATGCTCGGCGTGGTCCGGATTTGAACCGAGTCTCCACGGCTTTTTATTTCACCTTCGTAGATGGTGTTTGAAATCTCCGCGTAGCACGTAGATTGATACAATTTCTCTACCAACTTTCCCGACCAGATTGACGGGATAAACCCGCTAGCACTGGTGCTGGAATAGTTGGGATGACCTGCGTCACGAGTTGGACCTGCCATGATAATAACCTCTCAATCATGAATGCCCTGGCCGGCCCTTAGCGGGTGCGGCCTTCTTTTTGGGCTTGGAATATATCGGCTTCCAGCCTCTGCCCCTCGTCTGCGCTGTATTTACCCAGCGACTTCTCCTGATAGAACCGCTTGATCTCGGCGCCCGTCCAGATCGTGCCGCCTTGCGGGGCTTGACCGTTGGAGCGACTGGACTGCGGATCTATCTGATCGTCGGGGATTTTGCGTTGAGGGGCTGGCTGGTTGTTTTTAAAGGCGTTGAAGATGGCGCCTACCTTGTCGGCATCCAGTGCCTGTTGCGCAGCCACCAAATCGTTCTGGCGCTGGGTTCCGGTCTGCGGGTCGTATTGGGCTAGAAAGGCGTGAAACTTCGGGTCGGCGTTGATGTCCTTCCAGTTGGGAACCAGCTCGGGCAGGACCGTCCAGAATGACGCCTGACTCTTTTGCTGTTCGCGTTCCTCAAACTGGCGAACCTTGCCTTCCAGTTCCTGCACTTTTGAGTTATCGGGCGGGGCTTTGCTGTCGATCATCTTTTGCACGAACGATACAAAGTCGTCACCAAACTCATCTTTGCCCGCCTGAATCTGCTCATTCGTCAGGCCGCCAGGGTTGCCCGATGGGGCGGGAGTGTGTTGCGACTCCGTTAATTGGCGGTCTTTCTGCTCAAGCGTCGATTTCAGGCCTTTAACCTCATCACGCAGCGCGGACACCTCGGCGACGAACTTGCCATTGATGACGTTAAAGCGGTGTTCCCAGTAACCTTCCGAGCGCTTTGGCTCATCTTGGGAGTGCTTTTCGTCGTCGGCGTTCGGCTCGGGGTCGGCGGATTGCGTGGCAGTGTCCGGTGCAACAGGCTCGTCAGGAGTCGGGGTGGTTACCTCGGGGTTCTTGACGGGTTCGAAGTGGCGTTGTGCTTCTTCGATTTGCTGCTGAATGGACTTCGGTAGTGCTGACATTTCAACTCCTGTGCGCTTCATGCGCGGTGAGCCGGTTAACCCGGGGTTCACGATCAAGGGGTCACGGATTCAGGTGCTTCTGCAGTTCAACAACTGAGTGATCGCCCACAAAAAAACCGACTCCCATGACAGAAATCGGCTTTTGTGTGAGGCCCGACGGATCGGGCTGGGGTTTAGTTCGGGGTGAAGCGCTTATTCACGACATCGCGGGATTCGTTCAGGCTCTGGATCAAATCTCTGAGGATTTCAGCGGCCCCCTGGGATCGGGAAATTTGCTGGGCGTCCGGTAGGCGCTCCAACTTGTCCCTGCAGTCCTCCCGTTGCCGGGCGAGGATAGCCAGTAGGCGCTTGCCGTCCGGCGAGCTGCTGATTCGGGCCAGCGCTTTCCAATCCTGCTCGTCCATTCGTGGGCTCCTGCATCATTTTGTAGATTTCAGCCAGCAACTTGCGGGCGTCCAGCGGGGTCAGCGCTTGCGTTCTCTCGGTATCCGCCTGAGTTTCCGCCACTTCGGCCATGGTCTTTTCAGCCTTGGCGGCTTTGTCTTGCGCTTCCGCCTCCTTGATAGCTTGCTCCAGCTGCTGCATGACCTGGCCGGCCTCATTCTGTGCGGCGCTGTTCTGCTCCATTTCTTCCTCGGTCGGAATAATGCTCGCCAGATCCAGCTTTTCAGCGATGGACTCCAGCAACTTGCGCCGGCCTTCTTGGCCAATAATGCCCATATCGGTCGGGTTGTTGGTCATCTGCAGGAAGGTGGACCGCATCTGGTGGGTCTGCTCACGGATCAGCATGGCCGATGAGCCGCGCGGGATCACGTTCACGTCGCCTTTGATGCTGTTGTCTTCGGAATACTGCATGTTGTGCAACCACAGCGCTTCAATCACACGACGGATCACGCCGCGGTCAATGTGGCGTATGGCGTCTTTAATGCCTTTGTTGGCCGATTCCATCAGCATGGACAAGCCCGAGGCCGTATTGCCTGCACCGCCCACGCGCTCATTGCCGTAGGTGTAGCGGGGAATGTTGGTGGCGTCGTCGGCCCGTATTTCAAACTTTTCATACACGGCCAGTAATTCGGCGGCGTTGCTGTTGGGCTGAAAGAAACGCACAGCCGGGTTATTGCCGGCCACATGGGAATCTTTGGTGCGCCATATCTTCCAGGGGTACATATCCTCGGCGTCTTCGGTGGGGTCCAGTCGCTCCCAGACAACCTCCACTTGTGGGCCGGATGAAATGGCCAGGTTGTTCACCAGGCTGCGGGCCGTTGCGTTGCACACGTCCTGAATGTCGCTCATCAGCTCAGGAATGCCGGCGCCCCAGAACGAGCCTGGCACCGGCTGAAAGCTGGCTTTGTGGTACGGCCGGCGCTCCAGCGGGTCGCGATTGAACTTCACGCGAATGACGTGTTGACCAATCAGAGTGGCTTCGACTTCGTATTCGGCCAGCGGATCTTCCACTTCGTCGGGATTGATGCCCCACTGCAGCAAGCTGGTGCCTTGTGCGCCACCGCAATAGATCAATGCGTCGATGGTCTGGCCGCGGGTCAACCATTCATGACCGCGACCTTCGAGGGTGGCTCGCTCGCCGTCGGACCACAGCCAGTCACGCAGACCGCTTTGGCCGTGTTCGCTCAGGACTTCACGGATGGCTTCGGTGTTGTAAGACGGTACGCCGATCAACTTGTTCAGGTGCGCTCGGGTAAATCTTGCCCGCTCGATGATGTAAGCGCCGTCGTCTACATTGGCCGCGTCCGGGCTTGGGTAGATGTCGAACGGACTGACGCGATACCACTGAGGGCGAATTTCCTGTGTCTTGACCGCTTTCCAGCCTTCCATCCACGCCAGAGTCGATACACGGCGCAGGTTATGCCCGCGAATAAACGCGGCAGGGTAGGTTACGAAATCGTCAATAAAGCCTTCAAAAGCCTCATCCCATTCGCCCTCAGCCATCTGGTCGTCAATCAATTCCTCATGGCGTTTGGCGGCCTCGCGGGCCTTTTCCTGCACCGCCTGACGGATGTAATCCTCGGCGGCCTGCATCAACTCCTGTGGGTCAGGCTTCTCGCCAGACTGTTGCGCCTGCTGCATGGCGTGCTGCATAAACTGCTGAAACACCGGCTGTACAAACTCGGGCGGCAGGTCGGCCAGCGGGGTTGGGTTGAGCCCCCACGGCTTTTCGGTCACTGGCATCAGAATGTCGCGCACCCAGGCTGCCGCGGCTCGGCATTTGGTGGTGGTCAGCATCATGAAAATGGCGCTGCCGCCTTCTGCTTTGATGGCGCTCAGCTTGGAGGGGTCGTATTCCCCCGTGCGACGGCGCAGGCAGTCCAGCAAGCGGTACTCAACTTCTTGCTTGGCCATCTTGGCTTCTTCCCAAGACCGCCGTATGTGAGCGCCCAGAGAGCTTTCAATTAGATCTCGGCGCCGAGCATCTTCATCCTGCAGCTGCTGCGCATCATCGTCTTTCCGCAAGTCCGTCGCAGAGCGGTACTGCATCAGCCCCAAGCTCGCCATATTACGCAACCCCTTCCGTTAGAATGTCGTACATGGCTTGATTCATCAGTCGCTTGTTGTTGCGCAATCGCTGGCAATTTCTGAGCATGGGGTGAAGTTGCTTGAACAGGTCTTGGAGATACGCCACCGGGCTTGCTTCAAATTCCTCCAGCTTGACGTTCAGGGTAATGCCATAGCCACCTTCCACCTCAAACTGCAGGCGAATGCCCGGCTTGGGCTGGGTTACCTTGGCTTCAAGGACGATCGGATCAATCTGAATGTGGTCCACGTCGTTGCGGAACTTGCCGGATGGAATGGGCAGTGCCGCTTTAGCCACCGCCTGAGCGACCACTACGGCAACTTCCCGCTGGGTCAGGCTCACGGGTTTGTTTGATTCAAGAATGGCCATGGTTGTCCTTTGGTGTCAGTAAATCAGTAGCCAAGTAAGGCGAGCGCAATAACGGCTATCGAGAAGCCCGTGAACGACAGCATCAGCCAAACAAAAACAAGCGTTGCACGGCCACCAACGGCGTTGCTGTCACCGTCACTCCAGTAGCCGCCAAATAGAAACTTTAAGGAATCGCGCATAATTACTCCTACGTGTGTGCTGCCCAGTTGCCGCGCTTCGCCGGACGATTGGATCGTGCCGTCCAGTTCAGCCGCAAAACGGAATCAATCGGGTGAAAGGTGAGCGCCAGACTGTCAGCCTTATCCGGGCTTGGTACGCCGCGAGACTTCATATCTTTTTTGCTCTCCATCTGGATGCGCAGTTTTTTGTCGTAGCCGTACTCGATGGTCGTCAAGTCGTCCATTAGATCGCGGTCGCCGGGCGGTAAGTCGGCATCATCCAGCCACGTCTTGATTTGCCCCCACATCCAGGCGCGCATGTTGATAAATTCCTTTGGGTCGGGTGCTGTACCTGCTGGCTGCACATCAATAACTGGCAGATTAAAGCGTTTAAGCTGATCGACAACGCCTCCGCCAACGCCCGGGCCATCCACGCAGATTGCGGCCACGCGCCCTTGATCCAGGTACAGTTCGCGGGCCTTGTCGGCCACCTCTACAGTGTCCAATCCACGGTAAGCGTGCTGATAATGGATCTTTGGGCCTTGTCGTAAAGTAATAACGGACTGGTCGTTTCCGAATCGCGCCACATCCACGCCCATGATGAGCGGGTAGTGGGCAAACACCTGTATTGGCTGTTCTCGTTGTTGCGCCTGCCTAACCAGATCTTCGCTGATAAACTGGTTGTCCGAAACGCGAGGGAACTCGCCCTTGACGCGGACGCGGAAAAAGTCGGAATCTTCGCCGTAGTCTTCAAGCCATTGCTGGATTTCCAGCTTGTTGGTCATCCGGCAAGTGCGTGAGTCAACTTGCCTGTTCAGCCATCGGTGACGCATGGAACGGAAGCATTCACGGAATCGGCCGGTATTTCGGACCGGGTTGCCATATACCAGCCAGAACGCCCCGGGCGTGGTCATGGCGCCTTCTGAAACTTCCCAGATCGCATCCGCTATGGCGCTGGCTTCGTCATAGATGACCAGTACATCTTCGGCGTGTAGGCCGGCGAAGGCGTCGGAGTTGTTCTCGCTCCAAGCCACGGCCGTTACGCCCCATGTTTCTGGGCTTTCGATGGCAGAAAATCGGGTGGCAGTCCAACTGAACCAGTGCTTGTTGACGGCTCGCTTGTGCCAGACGGACAGCTCCCGCCATGTGGTGCTGTTAAGCTGAGCCTGTGTGCCTGCGGTGATACGCCCTGCGCAATGAGGCCGGGTGCTGCAGAACCACAATATAATCCAGGCTGTTTCAGCCGACTTGCCGATGCCGTGGCCTGAGGTTGTGGCATCTCGCATAGCGACTTTCGTGCCGCTGCGGATATGGTCACGGATCGCGTTCAGCTGCCCTCGCTGCCATTCGTCCGGGCCGTCCGGGAATTTCTCAAGCGCCGTGCCGGGGACGCCCCACGGAAACACGAGCAAGACGAAGCGCAACGGGTCGTCCCAGCACTTCGCAATTTCGTCGCGTAACTGCAGCTCGCCAATATCACTCATCTAGCTCTTTTGTTCGGTTGATGCCGGCAATCAAAGCGTCAGCCAGCGAACCCAATTTTTGAGTATTGTCCTTCTCATAAGCCCCCAAGTATTTCATCAGCTTTTCAAGGGCGCTGTTCTTGTCAGCAATCTTGTACTCAATCACGGTGCCGGGTGATTCACCCTCACCGCCGCCACCTGTCTGCATGACTTTAATGCCGGAAATTGCTGCCGCCACATCGTCGTCCAGTTTGGTAATAGGTAGCGGCGCCCCGGTGTTATCGAACAACTTGCGAGGATCAAAGAGGCCGATGCGGGCAATCTCTTGCAGCACACGCTTTTGAGTGATGTCAGATTCCCGACTAACAGCGTCCAGCGTTTCCTGTAGTCGCTCTTGAACAATCGGGTGATTGAAATACTCACACGCTTTCGGTGACGCAGACGTATATTTCTTGCAGCGCGGGTGGATGGCCATGTAGCAAGCCGTTTTGTTGCCGCGAAGCCTGGGGTCTGGACTGCCGCGATAGAGGTCGGCAAAGCGAATCAGCTTTTCCCGCAGCACCGGCCCGGGCTTTAGGTTTCGGGTTTGCGCCATTACTGCATCCGATTAATGATGAGCACCCGAAACTGAAACGCAGCTCGGCGGGCGCCTGTGGTGGTGACGGACAGTTGAACTAGGGACGAGTCGGCGTCAACCACGTCGCCGGCACGAAGCCAGACCTTAATGCGGTCACTACCTGTTACCTGGCCTGTGCCAAGAACTGTGAGTGCCGGTGAAATCTCGTAGGTTTCATACTGGCTGGTGGCAATCTGGTCGGATTCGGTAGACAGCCAATCGGTCAGGTCGTAATCAAAATCCAGAACCTCGCCGGGCTGCATAATCATAATCTGGCCGTCGTTCTGGTAAATGCTGTAACGATTAGCGACGGTGGTGCGCCTGGCTGGAGCTTCCTGGTCATACGGATACACCACAGCAGATACGACGGTAACGGTTCGCGTGGCCGTGGTGAGGTTTCCGGCTTCATCGCTTACCGAGTAAGTGACGGTGTACGGTCCTGGCACGGCGGTATTCACCGTGTCGGTGACATTCACCGAATCAGTCAACACCCCGCTCACCAGGTCAAACGCACTGTAGCCCGGTTCAACCCAAGGCTCGCCCTCGGTCAGTGTGACGTTGCCGCCATCCAATGTGATGACTGGCTTCGTGGTGTCGCTCGGCACCGCAACCACTACGGTCACTGTTCTTGATGCCGTTCCCACGTTGCCCGACAGGTCTGTTGCGCTATAAGCAATCTGCTGCGGGCCAACCGTATTAACATTCGGCACCTCTGCGCTAATGTCACCTACTGGGATTGGGCCGTCCGCGTTATCGGTTGCTGAGTAACCGGGATCTACCCAAGGCACTCCCTGAGTCCACTGCAAGTTACCGCCCTGGGGCGATATAACCGGGGCAACCGTGTCAGCAATCGTGGTACTGGTGAACGTGCCAATAGTGGTCCCGGCATCCAGCGCTGTGCTGCGAACGCCGTCATAGCCTCCAGATGAGTATTCTTGACTAGCGTCATGCTGTACCTGAATCTGGTAGTTCAGTCGAACGTTGGTTGGAGTGGTTGTCCATGCGCCCCAAGTGCTGCCACCGTCAGTAGAAACGCGGTACTTGCTGCCGGTATCACCCGATACAGAAACAGGTACATCCGTGGCTGCATCCACGTCCCGAACGGTAACCGGTGTGAATATCACGGTATTCGGTGTGTCGACTGTAGAGAGCGCTACCCCGGTCCGGTTAATAACCGTGAAGGCGCCTGGCTTTGTGTCCACTCCAGCCAAAGTGGTGAATGAGGTTTTGGTGATGATGCCATTGGCGTCGGCGTTGTAGGCCGTAACCCAATAATCATAAGGCGTTGACGATGTTAGGCCGCTAAGCTCTGTCGGGCTTGACGTGATAACCCACGTTACACCCTGATCAATGCTGTACTTGAAGCCGTCAGCGTCCGCGCGGTCATAGCCGAAGCTTATCGTTGCCCCGTTGCGGGATTCGGTGATTAAGTCAATCGTAACGGTGCCATTCGGCCCCAAATCCTCAATCGTCCGGGTAAAGGGGTCAACCGCGCCGGTTTCTGTGGTGTAGACTTCGAGGCCAACTGAGGCGGTGCCGTTTTCAAGCCCGGAGGCCAGCGTAATGTAGGGTGTGATGTCAGAGAGCCAAGCGCCATCCGCCTCGATCTGATCCCAGTCCACGGTCATTACAGCAGGGTCAGGCTCTGAGGTGATTTTTAGCTCATACGGTTGAGTGCTGGCCAATTCAACACCGAACAGCACCGAAAGCTTATCTGGCTCGCCGTGCTCCGGGCTGTAAGGAAAGGTGTTGGTGTAAGCGATATCGACGGTTTTTGTGAAGCCGTCAACATCTACTTCAAGCGTGGCCACAATGCCACTGGTCGGATCGGGCAGCAACGGTGCAGGGAAGGTGAACTCGCCGCCTGTGGCGTCCGTCAGCGTCAACACGGTGCCGTTCAGTCGGGCCTGCGTCGGGGCGGCCGAGTTGCCAGTCAGGAAGAAGCTGGTAACCTGGCTCTCAACTGTTGACGCATCGGCAGTCAGTCCGGGGCCGGCTGTGAAAGCCCCGGTATACCCATACTCAACGACCTGCCCGCTGGCTGACCCGTAATTGACGATCATCAGAGAGCCACCAAGGTCGCGCTATGTGGAAGTCCGCCGCCAACCGTCGCGCTTTGCTGCAAAATCGTCACAACGTCATCGGCGTTCATGCTTACATCGGTTATTTCAATCGCACCGGTATTGCCGCTTACATCCGTCGTCACGCCAGTGATCTGTTCAGCAATTACGCGACTGCCGGCTGCTCCGGTCATTACGATAAACTCAACATCTGCCAAACTTGCTTGATCCGCGCCATCCTTGTTGATGTTGTAGCTCGCCAAGCCCACGACATTAAGCTGAACCGTGTAAGTCTCAGTGCCCGTGCCATCGCCCAAAACCAGATTGTATTCGCCGGAGGTTGCAATGCCGCTAATATCCGTCAGATTCACCGTGCCTGCGCCGGTGGTGTTGATCGTGATAGCGGTGCCGTTGAGCGTTGCGGTAGTGATTGTTCCGAGGGTGTGGGTTACGTCGAACGTGGAGCCTTTGCGTTGGGTGTAGCCTGTCCCCGGCTCATCGGTAGAGGCCACCGCACCGGATAGGGTTAGATGGCGGGCGTTTCCGCTCATGTCTTGTAGCTTTAGCGTTCCAGCGTCATCGAAGGATGTGCCATCGTAGTAAGCAAATAAGCTTGTGGGCTCTGATAGAGGATCGAAAGAGGGGTCTGCTAACTGCGCTATCTTTGCCGCACTAATATCGGCAGACCAAAAGCTTATTCTGGTAATCAGCCCCGGAAAATTGTCAGCACCTGAAGGCTTCCGGCCTATTCCAATTTCCTGGCCGTTAAGAAGGCGAGCATTTGATGAGGCCCCGGATTCAAGCGCTCCAGAGAAATACACTTCTTGCAATCTTGCCGGTGATGTCCCCCCATCGCCGTTAAATCGTGCAGTGATAGGGCTCCAGACGCCTGTAGTGAGGGTAGATACTGAATTTTGAGAGACTGCGGCGCCTCCACCGCTTTGAAAAAGGTACGCTTGTGCTTGCTGGGTTGAGAGGGCTTTAAGGATGGCCCTATCAGAGCCATTGGCCGCCAACTGGAAGCTGCCCGCGACGGTGGCGTCCGCCGCTATGTCGGCAAGAGGCTTAACCCAAGCAGAGATAGTGAGGCTCTGGTTAATCGCAAGAGGCGATCCTGCAAAGCCCGATGTAAAATCGAATGATCCACTCATACCGAATGCCTCTTGAATTAGTTAAACTCTACCGCCTGGCTATCAACCAGCTGGTCTGATTCGTTGAATATGTGCGCGTAGTTGGTGCCCAAGGACAAAGCCCCTTGTTGCCTAGCAACCACAATCGAGCTGTCAGACCATGAGACTACTGGTTGAATTTGCCAGGTTGTGGATAAGCTGTAGTCGGCGTTATCGGTGATGATTACGCGGGCGCGGGCGCTAGACACGTACTCTTCGGACTGGTAGACGGTCATATCGAACGCGTCCCTGTCCCGGCCATCGAACATGTTGATAAAAAAGTTGATTCGCGAGTCCGACTGAAACCGCGTTATGGCTGCAAAGTCAAAAAACGAAGGCTTGCCGTTTGTCCAGCCGGCCCATACGCCGTCGGGCTGGCCGGGAGTAGATAGCTTGAAAAAATACTCGCAGAAATGCCACTGCCCAGCGTCTTTTAAATAATCACTATTACCTACAAAGTCGTAAGAATTTGTTGCGTCATCTCTAAAGACCCCTGTGTCTGAGCTGGTCTGCACCCCGCTCCCACTACTGCGAATGGTTTCCACGGCGCGCGGGTATCCGTTGTAGTTTGTGAAACCTGTCCTGAATAATTTGAATATCCCCACATCCGTTACTGGAGCCCCCTGTGCCGGCGGCGTCCATTTAAACCAGAACGCCCCGTATATCTGCTCAATAGGCGTGAAATTTCTACGCAGTTTGGGGAAAAAATTGCCGACTGCTGGATAAAACCCTTCTAAGCTTTTCCCGCCGTCGTGGGAGTCGTTACTCTCTACCGTTGGGTACACGCTAGAGTTAGACTCTACGTATCCAAGGGCAGGATGTGCAGTTCCGTCCGCTACATCGTTGTAATTGATGTAATGGTTATAAGCGGCGGTTCGTGTGCCGAAGCCAGTACCAGAGATGGTTATCTGGGCAGATCCTGTGGCCGGCGCGGCAGCCTTCGCCACTTGCAGCGTTCGCGTTGCGGCAATGCTCTTTGGGCTGTCAGATGTAGCCATTTTTAGGCGCTCTTTTGATGAAATGTGTCAGGATTTATTACAGCCTTATTTTTCGCGAAGGACTGGCGCGGCCCTCATGGCCTCTTGGCAGGTTTCGGCCCGATATTTGCAGCGAGATTGAAGAAGGAGCTTTCAATGCCTAAGGAAAACCGTTTTCACATTCTCGACCTGATCCGGTTCTTTGCCGCCTTCGCCGTGATGCTCTATCACCTAACAGCCAGGCCAGAATCTTCTTTTGAGGTGCTGGAAGAACTAACCCGGTTTGGCTTCTTGGGCGTTCCGGTGTTCTTTATGCTAAGCGGATTTGTGATTGCCATATCCGCCAATGGCCGCACTGCTTATGAGTTCGGAGTGTCGCGTTTTGCTCGGTTATACCCTGGACTCTGGATCTGTATTGCAATAACGATTGGCGTGATCTACCTGGCAAATGGAGAAGTTTTTAGCCCGTATCGTGTAGCGGCAAACTTCACACTTCTTAACGATTACATTGGGCAGAAAAATATTGACGGTGTTTACTGGACGCTGCAGACAGAGCTGAAGTTCTACGCCTGTATATTTTTACTGGTCCTATTTAACGTATTCCACCGCTTTAATGTCTGGCTTAGCGCTTGGACCGCTCTGTCAGTAGTTCATGCTGCAATCGGCGAGCCGTGGTTTATGGGGTGGTTTATTACTCCCGTATGGTCACCGTTCTTCATCGTCGGCGTTGCCCTACACCATGCTCGCAAAAACGGGTTCGGTAGGTTTAACATCGCGATCTTAGCCACTGCGTCAGCGCTCGCCGCTTTTAACCTTTTCCAAGCGGCCGACGGCTTTCTGTCGGCGCCTTCAATATACGATCGACTTGTTTGCGTGGCGATTGTCGCCTTGGCGGGCGTCTTGCTGGCAATGTCTGCCCTTGGTCGAATCTCTATTCGCGGCAACCGAACTATTTTTTTGGCCGGCGCTCTCACTTATCCTCTGTACCTGCTTCATAACAAAGCAGGCAAGGCGATCATTGACGCGTCCGCCGAGCGTCTGCCTGAGTGGTTGGCAGTGAGCCTTACTATCGGATTGGTGTTTGTGGCGTCTTATGGCGTTTATCGATGGGTCGAAAGGCCAACAGGTAAAGCTATCAAACAATACGCGAACCGGTTACCTGCCGCGATTTCGCGCCTATCTCGCCTGACACTATCGAAAGACCGGGGCTGACTGTCAGGTTTCTTTACAGTCTCTTGGGCTCAGCAATGGCGGGCATTAATTTGCTCCTATCGCATCAATCAGCCCATTAAGCTGAATCGCGCATTCTTGATATTGGTAGGCCCATGCCCGCATCGTCAGAACCACATCTTCGCCGGTTCCGTCAGTTAGCAGGGGCAGAGTCTCCGGCGCTTTGACTGTCAGATTTGCTGGCAGAATGACCTTGGGCGATATTGTTGAGCATCCTGAAAGAATCGGAATCAACAGGAATGCACACATTTTTAAACGTGGTTGTCTGGATCTCACGGATTACACCCCTGTCGATCACTCTTTCGCTGCCCCTGAACTCGCGTAGGCGCCTTTCAACCAAAGTGGCTATGTCGGCCTGGCCTGCCCTGATCTCGTCTGCCAGTGCTTGCTGTGCGGTGACTGCGGCTAACTGCTTGCTGTCTTCAAACTTCCCGTTTACCACCCAGCCGGCACTAAAGGCCGCCGTAACAGCGACGACACTGGCAATCAGCTTGGCTTTCAGTCCGAAGATCATGACTTGCCCTTCACGGTCTCAACAGCATTGCCGCCGTAGTAGTAGAGAAGGTTTGCGGAGAATACCCATGCCAGGGTTTGGGCCAACGGCACCAGTTCGGTGTTGATTGAGCCAAGCATCATCTGGGCGAGGATTACATAAAGCCCGAGCAGGCTGGCGTAGGCCATCATTCGGCGGTGAAACCACCACTGGTTTGGATTTGGGTGGCTATCGGTCACTTTCGATAATCCGGTCGAGCTTTGAGTTGATCGTTCGCAGGTCAGTTTTTAGCTCATCGAACTTCTTTTCAGTGCGCCCTTGGTCGATAACTCTGCTCTGCTGAATATATTGAACGCTTAGCTCGACCTTACTAATGCGCTCATCCTGTGCCGATAGCCGCTGCACGCCGGCATAAGCTATGCCAAGGAGCGCCAGGATTACGGCAATAGGTATCCCTTTGTCGATGTGCCAGCCACGGCGACCAG